ATGCCAGCAAGATGGGCGGCAAATCAAAAAATTTATAGAATGGCTGGTGTTATTCCTATGAATAATTCGTCAATAAGGTTAGATGGAAAAAAGATTTTAATTACGGGTGTAAGCCGCCCTATGGGTATTGGTGCTACACTTGCCAAGCGATTAGCGGAAGCCGGGGCTATAGTCGCTATTCATGGATTTTCAGAATATGATTTGACTGTGGGCAATCATCTAACCTCTACGCCAAATGGAACAGAAATATTGGCAATGCAATTTAATGATTTGGGATTGAACATAACTGCGCTAACATCGTCAGACTTAGGAAAACAGGGAACTGCGGAAAAGGTTGTAGAAGAAGCCACAGAAAGGTTAGGTACGCTTGATGGCTTAATTTTGAATCATTGCTATGGTACGACAGTGGAGATTGGTCAATGGACAGAGGAACATATAGACCCTCATTTGTCAGTAAATATTCGTGCTTCTATGATGATAATTCAATCCTTTGCTAATCAAGTGGACATAAAAAATGATAATGCCATTACATTATTTACAAGCGGTCAGTACCTGAGCCCTATGATAAATGAAATCGCCTATTGTGTAGCAAAAGAAGCTATCACTTGTATAAGTCGCCAAACAGCATACGCACTTGGAAGTAAAAACATACGAGTTAATTGTGTAAATCCAGGGGCGAATGACACTGGTTATTGTTTTGGCGAAGCGCATAAAACTGTTGCTATGAAACACCCTTCAGAGCGTTGGGGAACACCTAGCGATACCGCTGACTTGCTTCTTTTTTTGCACAGTGATTATGCGAAGTGGATAACAGGGCAAGTTATCGCAAGTGACGGCGGATTTAAGTATGGATGGTAAGCAGAAAAACACAATAAATACCTCATGATGTGTTTAATTTTGAATGAAAGGAATAGACTGTGCTTGAAATCAACGGTAAACTTTTCGATTGGGATGCAAAGAAAAATCTCATAAACATCGAGAAGCATGGCGTATCATTCAAGATGGCGGCGTCTTCGTTTTTCGACCCAAAAGCTGTAATTGTTGATGATGATGCTCATTCACAAGACGAAGATAGATTTATTTTAATCGGCGTAAACAAATACGATAAGCTTCTGACGGTTTGCCACTGTCACAGAGATGATGGAAATATTGTGAGAATCATATCGGCAAGAAAACCCAACCGAATTGAGAAAGAAATCTATGGAGGTGAAATTTAATGGAATTTGGACTTAAAGAAAGGCCGAATATTTCAAGAATCCGAAAGAATCTTTATTACGAAGATATTATTAAAAATGGATTCTCCATTGCTGTACATTATAGCCCAGAAGATGTTGCTGAAATCATTAGCGGCAAGCAAAAATTTGATTTTGATTTGTTTGAACATGACCCGGATGAACTTGCAGCTTTTGAAAGATACCGCAAAAGTCAAGCCTTAAAATTAGCTGGTGAGTAAGTATCTTTCCACAAGTGTCAGTCGGCAAAGCGTCGGCGTGGAGAATCGTGGACAGCCCGCAACTCCTAGGTTTCAACGGATTCTCGAAAAGGGGTTCGGATTTCTTGAAAACCGTTTGGGGGCAACCCCACAAGGGTTCGAATCCCTTACTCTCCACTACACGGTACGTATCCGAACCACCCAAGCGTATATTTGTTACGGATAAGGTGTTCGGTATCGTACTAAAATTGGAAAAGTAAAAAAAGAAGTCGGTGGTTTGAAAATTCCAACGGCTTCTTTTTTTATGTTAAACTATGTAGGCGGTGGCTGCCTCCCTACCAAAGTAAGCAGCCACCAACGGATCAGCGAATCGGCAGAAAGGCTGTCCTATTCCCATTCTATAGTGACAGCCTTGCCAACGCAAGGAGTGTATCAAATGTCGTTACAACGTATCAAAAAAGATGTATTTCAAGAGGTGGATGCTCTGTTTGCTAACGCCGCAGTAGATGAACTGGCTGGGGATATGGATGGGTATCGTAAAAAATTAGATACCATTGCCCAAATTGCCACACTGCTCGGATTGAAAGTGGAAATAACCGCAGTAAAACTTGATTTGAAGTCGAAGGAGAAGGATTCTCGAATGGAGAATGGTATGCTTTCTAAACTCACATGGGAAGCGCAAAGCCTACTTCGGACTATGTCAGATATCTACATCAATAAGGGGCTTTCGGTTTTTTTCCTAAATAGGTCAGAACGGGCAGAGTCACTTGCTGAACTCGGATTTTGCATAGAACGCTTCGACAATTACACCACATATGCTGATTATCACAGCAGGGATATGATCATAGACGCTTTGCAAAATTCAAGTATTTACAAAGTTTGTCCGGCAAGAAACACAAAAAAACAAGAACTAAACGCAATTGTTGAAGATTTAGAAAAAAACCGTCTGGACGATTTAAGGCAAGGTATAATTCTTCTCGATTTTCACGAAGATCTCGAATTAGCAAGGCATGAATTTCGCGGTAGTCGTGATACACAGGAAAATAAACAAAGACGCTTGAATTTTCTTCTTGAAAAAGGCATAAATCCCGATGAATTATGCAAATCCCCATTATGAAACGCAACTCAAAACAAAAAAGCGGCATCCCTCCGAATGAAAACTGGAAGGATGCCGCCTTTTAATCGATAAGTTCAATTTGCTGGATTAGTAAATCTATGGTGTTCTTATAAGCCTTAGCCAGTATTTCCGGGTCAAGGTCATCATCATAAAATGTGCCGTTTCGCGCTATCCCTGCAACAACAATGTCAGCAATGCGTTCTAATATATCCAGCAGTGTCAAATCTTCTGGGCAACGCTCATTGATATGATGACGTTCTTGAAGGTGAGATTGATACCATTCGCTTTCACGAAAAGCGTCTCCGATTAATCCTTGGGCGTAGGTTTCATAAAAAGCCTCGAAGTCATCAATCTTAGTATGGTCATGGATTGCGCCGACACTAATCAGCCTGTAACAGAACCATGCAATTGCCCTCTGGACATCTCCTATGTGCTGAGTGGTGGATTGCATAAGTTCCTCTTTGGTTGGTACTTTCGTGGCGATTTCTTTGTCCGAAATGGGTGACGGCCTAATCCTTATCATATCTCACCTCTTTAAAGAAAAAATGAATGTGCGCCTATATCATGCGAATGGGTACGATTTTGCCTTGCCCAGCTATTTTCCGCTGAATCAAAGAATAAAGCCCCCCTGGAATGATCTGCACCAGAAAGGGCCTCGTTAACGGCTTGCTTATTAAGTGGGAGAGGTACAGCTTCGGCATATCGCCCATTAGAAACAGGCGAAAACTGCCGTGGTTGGTGGATTACGTTATAAAATCCATCCGGGAACTGAGGGCTATTGTGACGATTGATTATCACGTTTACAACAGCAATCTGCCCATTCAATTCCTCTCCACGGGCTTCTGCCCAAACTATACGATGCAATGGGTCAAGGCAGCGGTTGGCTATATTGATTATAAGCTGCTCCAAGTAGCGTACATTGCCATCTTGGGCTTTGTTTCGCCAATAATCCGGGCTATTCATAACCCCGGCCATTTCCAGAACCTTCAAAGCTGTGTCGAGGTCAGCAATGCCGTTGTCTACATTCCTGTGAAGCGCATCCTCTCGGCCGGCGTTCACCAGTAGTTCATTCAGCCATTGAACGCAATTTACACCATGCCAGAAGCCAGGTGTATTTATTGCGCCCAACTCTACCATGCGTTGAATATTTGCCTCTTCAAGCGGGAAGTTTGGAGGTGGTGCTTGCGGTGATGCTGTTCCAAGACGTTCATTTACACGCCTGCAAATTTCGGGAAAACGTGATTGCAAATATGAGCCGGGGCAGACTTGATTGCTGTACATATTATGCCGGGTCAGACTGCCTTCTTGCGTTCCATCATAATACAGGCCGGGGCTACCATCTTTTTGGGTTATGCCGGGATTACGTTGGCAAATATCCACACAAAGGTCAATCAGCGCATCGAAGGCGGCATCGCTTACAGTCCATTCGGGTGCGCCACGGTTATTTGCAACACCTATAACAACGGCTTTATTATCATTCCATGCGCTAGAAGAACCCCAGCAGCGATTACGCTCTTCAACAATTAATCCGATTTCGCCTTTGGAAGATATACCATAGTTATAGCTTGCTCTTGTTGTCGCTCGGTGAAGCCAATCCAGTAAGGCTTGCAGACCGATATTGCCAGCCGTGTGATGTATAGTAATTTTCGTGATAGCTTGGCTTCGAGGCGTGTTACGGTGAGGTGACAGTTTCTGGATTATCGCCAAAACGCTGTTTGTGATGTTTTTCAGCCAATCAGCCATTTGCACTTCCCCCTTCCCCGCACCCTTCGCACAGTTCCTTGTACATTTCTGGGTGACTCTCTTGGGTTATTTCGTCTGCGTCATTGATTACCGGCAATTCATCATTAAGCATAAGTCAGTCTCCTCTCTTTGTGACAACAGTGCATTTTGGCACTCCATTTTTCATGATGTAGCGTTCTAATCTTTTAATTGCACGTTTTCTTTGTGCGGCCACCTTTAGTTCATTCGGGACGTAACCCGCACCCCATAACTCTCTATCTGTAAGTTTGCGGATAATAATGTCAACCAAAAATTCTGTATACATGCACGACATATCTAATGACGCACAAATTTTACGAATTTCTGATTCTGTTAAATCATACGCATTCGGGGGTTTGGGTTTTGGCTTCGGCTTGCGCTTCTCACGCAATACTAATAAAAACCAAATTACACACGCCGCATACAAAACAAATACCCCTGTATACCCACAGATATAAGCGGTTGCGGAATAAAGTACGATTATGCAAAATATAAAAACAACGTCTTTTATCCGCCTTTTTTTCATATTTTTCTTAAGTTGGAAATTTGGCAAGTATTGTTTGTATATTTCCATCATGCTTGCCAGCTTGACTATTGAGAGTTGTTATTTGTTTTTCAAGAAAATCAGTCTTGCTTTCAAGAGCGATAATTCTCTTGGTGTTGTCGCTAACGTCAGTTTTTATTTCTCGTAAATGCGTGTTGGTTTCGTCAGCTTTTTCACCCAAAGACTCTATTTTATTGCCTACACGCTCTTGCCATACAGCCTGCGCCTCGTCTTTGCTCTTTTGTTCTTTTTCCTTGACATCATCTTTTTCTTTGTCAGACCTGCGCCACGAGGCTAACTTGTAAAATATTGTTACAAGCCCTACAGCTATGGTTACGACTGCTCCTACTACATATAGCACTTCCATGTTATGTCTCCTTTCTGCCTAATATTTGCACTCATTTTTGAATTTTCGCTCGGTTTTCATAGGCGGCCTTGCCCATGTAGCTTACGATTCCTGCAATGAATGGCCAAACAAAGAATTCAGCGATTTCTCGCGGCCAGTCACCGATTAGAAACCATGATAACACCGAAGCGATGTACGCCAGCCCGATAAAAATTAAAGCCCCCAAGATGAGTTTCTTGGAGAACTCCATGCGTGGTGGGTGCCGCACCCGTCGTTCATCCAAGGCGTTCAAAGTTTCAATAACTGCCTTCTTTACTTCAAATGACTCCATGACATCCTCCCTTCTGCATGAAAATAAAAAAAGACAGCCTATGCCGTCTTGATTCTTAATATATATACAATCCCCCAAAAGACAACAGCAGCTAGTGATGGTTACACGGTGCTACAGTTATACGTCTTTACTATCTTTGTCCTGTGGCGGATTGGGTACTCGCTCCAACAAATCAGTAATATCACAATCAAGAGCCTCGCATATGGCATCCAAATCTTGAAAGGATATGCCAGCGGCTATGTCGTTATACAGGTCGCTAATTGTATTCTTGCGAATGAGCGTTTTACTGTGGAGATCAGCTTGCTTCTTGACTTTCTTTTTTGCCATTACAACGGCAAGGTTGCATTTTATCATATATAAATTCCCCCTTCGGGTAGTAAGCTACAAATGCTCTTAGGGGAATTGTATCGGATACAAATGCAGAAAAATACCTGTTTTGATACAACGAAACGATATTCGATACGTTGTACCAAAATTCGTTACATTATATCGGTATGTGCTATGACTTGTTCTCGTCATTCCTCCTGCTTAGAACAAAATCATCCAGTATTTTACGTTTTAGCCGTAAACTATCACAGTGTTTCAGCAATCCGAAATATGACTGCATTGTGGCATTGGCTTTATCAAAGTCTATTTCACCATCGGCATACTGTTTTTGAATGTGCTTCATTCGCCGCTTCATTTTTCGTGCAGATGATTTTCTAAGTTTAATATGGGTAGACCACACTTTATAACCTAAGAAATCAATCCCCAACGTTACAGGGCGAATGCAGGTTTTATTGTTGAGGTTAAGCCGTAACTTCTCTCCAAGAAAAACCGTTATTAAGTCTTTATACTGGTGAAGTAGCTCCTTGCTGTCGGATAGGATTACAATATCGTCCATGTAGCGGATATAGTGGCGTATTTGCAACACACGTTTGCAATATTGGTCTAACTCGTTGAGATATACATTGGCAAACATCTGGCTTGTCAAATTGCCGATGGGCATACCCTTATCGAAAAGGCGTTCATCTGTTTCATGTGCTGAAAACCCAATGGGTAGTCCGAAGCCTGTATCTTCCGAGTTTACTATTTTATCAAGTAGCCACATGGTGTCTGGGTCATCAATCATACGCCCCATGATATCCAAAAGAATCTCATGGTCTACTCTGTAAAAATATTTAGAAATATCCAGCTTAAGAAAATATACTTTCTTATCGCTCTTACTCAATTTTCGTAGCCAATATTTCAATCTCTTTATTGCTTGCTGTGAACCTCGCCCTTCAATACACCCATAACTGTCGGATATATAACCCTTACTATATATCGGATTAAGGATATGATATACAGCCCATTGGACAACACGGTCACGAAATGGCAGAGCCATTATCAAGCGTTTCTTAGGGTCATACACGTAAAACTGGCGGTACTTGCCAATTTCATATGTCTTATGGATAAGGTGATTTTGGGTGTCAATCAAGTTTTCTTCCAAGTTAGCTGTATATGTGAGAACCTCGCCGCTATATCGCCGCCCATACTTTGACTTGTTATACGAAAAAAGAAGGGTTTCAAAATCATATATTTGTTGGTATAAATTTTTTAACCTCTTCATGCGACCAGCCTCTCATTCAGTATCTTTGCCATGCCTTGTGCTTGTTTTTGCGTTCTGTACAAATAGAATCTGGATACAGTGTATTCGTGTTCGGTGTACTCTTCCAAATCTAAAGCCGCAAATTTGACCATAAATTGGAAGGGTAAAATTAAGCCTTTGCGATACTCCACCATAACAGGCATGGCAACAAATGATTCCCATAGGTCTGTAACATACCAATATAAACCGCCTTGGCGCGGAAATAACACCATGCCCCTGCCCCTTTTCTAAAAAAATGCTGCGCTTTGCGAAGTTCGGTTAAATACCTATTGTTGGCATACGCAGCTACATAGATTTTTTGCCTTCGGCATGTCACCGGGGCAAGGAAACAAATCCCTTTAACTGTCCGTGTACTGGAAGTAAACCCAGTAGGTTTACGACTTCTGACTTTACAGACAAAGCGAAGCGAGAGCCGTTGTTCGCATTAACGTTCCAGAGCCCGTTGTTCGTCGCGTTCAAAGCACGGCACCCAGCCCGCGCACCATTATTCCACCTGGCACCGGCAAGCAGAGCCAATGACCTGTTCCCTATGATTTATCGGCTTGGGATTTTATCCAGCCGCCAATCATCTTACCAATCTCAACATTCATTGCAGTCCAATGTTCATATTTTTTGGTCTGCAAGAAGCCGAGTTCATGTGCAATTCGGGTATAAACCCGAACCTTTGCAAGAGTCACATCAAGATTTTGTAACGTTGATTTCTTGTAATATTTTTTTTGGGCTTCAACTTCCAATTCCAGAAGCTGATCCAGACACCGCTTAATATCTGCGGCCATTGCATATTTTTCAGATTTGGGGAATTGTGCAAGGGCTAAGTATGCGTACTTAATCATATCAATAGTTTTTTGAATGACCTTCATCTCGTCCATGCTTTGCACAACGCCCCTTTCCAGAAAAGTATAATCCGTTATAAAAGCGTTTGCCATAGGCTTTGATACAACGTATCAAAATCCGTTATTTTGTATCGAAATACGATACGAAAAAGCCCAAAAAATTTTACCCCCGTGCTATCGCACGGTGGTGCAGGGAACAGGAAGCAGATTACAGGGAATCACAAGCGAAGCGAGAGCCGCGGGTCGCAAGAACGCGCCAGAGCCCGTTGTACGTCGCGTGCAAAGCACGGCACCCAGCCCGCGCACCAGCAGCCCACCTGGCACCGGCAAGCAGAGCCGTCATTTGCAAATCGTAACATTGCCACACACCGCCGTTGTCGGGATTTCCACCAACAGTATCACCCAATGGGGAAACCGGATCCCATGCGTACCAACCAGCAACCGGGGCATTGTTTGTATTTACAGTACGAGTGATTTGTCCATGACCTGTACCAGTAGCCGGGGCTTCTAACCCTGCACGACCACCATCCCATGTTGCAAAGACAAAGGGATTCACAGCAGGATCAGTAGAGCCACGGAATACACGACCGCCATCCGCATTCTTCATAATTTGGTCTAACCACTCCCATAGGTTACCCACACAGTCCACACAACCGATTGAAGAAACAGCATGTAGTTTCGCATCTGTTCCTGTGGCATTACCAGTGGCGTTTGTTGCACCAGTAAGGGAACGGCCTGTGTTTGTAGTCTGCGTCCATGCGTGAAGGTTATCGGCATCATTACCTTGGGGAGAACCGTAAGCAGAACGAAGCCAAAGGTTGTATGACAGCATCTTCTTACCAACCTTTAACGCAAGATCAGCAAATGATAAATAATTATGACCTTCCGTGCCGCTTAAAGGCATTACACCATGAGCAGATACACCTCCGGGACCTACTAAATAAATATCTACCCAGTCACCACCGCCAGCGTATACCATGCCCTCCGGGTCACCGGGGCGTTTTGGACGATGCTTAAGCGTCCATACACTTCGGGGAACTATACCGTTATAGGTGTTGATTTCCCACCCTGCGCCGTAAACCACCCCAGCAGAGTTTATCGGTTCAAGGTTGCTGTTTATCCTGCGGCAACGACCGAAGTGAAAGCCTCCTATTTTGCGGGAGTTATTTGCAGTAAAGCCCGATGGGAAGGTGGAGTTTAAGGATATTCGATACGTTGGTGAACCGCTTCCACCGGATACCGCCGCATCACATAGGTATACATAGTAGTCGCGCCCAAGTTCAAACACAGAACCTACGTCAAGTTGTGCAGCCCCTATATTCGTGGAAAGTGTACGGTATACTAAATCACCTACACGGAGAACAACGCCACCTTCAATACTAAGCTGATTACCGTTTGCCGCAGTGCCAGAAGAAAGTGTTGCCCTCAAATATTCATTAACAGGAGCGGCAATATCCGCACATGCTGCTATTCTTGCCGCAGTTATAAGAGATAAAGGGTCTTCTGCGGGGCCATCTCTGAATAATAGTTCAGCCATTTATGCCACCTCCGTTGGTAATGAGTTTTGCAAAGTTTCACGAATGGAGCGTACCTCTTCCATATTGAACCCGTTATAAACCAAGCAATTACATGAGTTTTGGATGTGTATAAATTTCTCACCCTCCGGCCATGCGGCTGACAAAGTAATTTTGGTGCAGGTCGGGCTTTCGCTTTCCTCACCCTCGTCACCCATCACATCATCTGGTGGAGTGAAATGTTCAACAGCGGTAACAGTCATACCGTTGTTTGTTTCGCCGCCAACTTCAACCTCATGGAAAAAGCGTGTAGTAACAGTTGCGCCGTCAATTTTGATAACTGGAACATGGAAAAACTGCTGGTCACACAGGAAGTCTATTTTTTCAATCAAGAGTTCTGTGTCGATTTTGCCGTTCGTCGCTTGCCATGTGGCATCTTGCCACAGTTCATGTAGATTTCTTAAATCCTGCGGCGTTTGAATTTTTGAGGGTAATCCTCTCATAATTTTTTATCTCCCTTCAAATTATAATGTGCCGAATCGGGCTGAACCAAAACGAGCAGTACCAAAAACGGCACTGTTTCTATTACCGCCTACGCTAACCTGCATCCAGTTATAGCCGTCATAAATCTCTAACGTTCCAGCGTCTTCGTTAAAACGGATTTTATGTGGCTCGTTTGCAAACACCGTTTCATCAATGTGGGCGTTAAACATCTGCGCCAACTCACGGATTGCTTCTTGTAGATTTTCAGCCATAAGCCCAGTACCAGTATTGATAAATGTGATTTCCGATGCAAAAGCTGACGCTACTATAGTTGCGGTAATATTCGTGGCATTTGCAGTAAAAACACGCACTGTAAAACGTTCTTCCTGTAGCCATACACCGTTGAATTGCCCCATGGGGCTTGCGTTATCCCCGGCATTAGCATAAGCAAAGAGAATGCTTCCAAGGTCTGGATCATCTGCTCTTATGCCAAATTCTCTAAACTCCATAAAAGCCGTAAGATTTTGATTTGTGATGATGCATTCCAACTCCGTAAATGTTCCCATTTCCCGCACATCAACAATGCGACCGTCAAGTCTATGGCTCACCAATTCGGTTAAGTCCATGACATCACCATCAAACTCGCCGTCACCGGCCTGCACAATGTCGAAGTTAAAGTTTGTTTCCCCTGCCAGCACCTTTGCAATTAGGGCATGGCCTTGGGCGGTTACTTTTGTTGCGCTAAATATAGCCATTTTCCACCTCCTCCGAGTTTATAAATGTTTTTGAAATATGCCGATGCGACATCCCGGTACTGATTTGGGTATTAGGCACATAAGTAGTCACACCTTCACCATCTACGGTAAAATGTCTGGTTTGCCTTCCCGCAAATCCAACGAATGTATCTAGTGGTTCAGTTTGAGATTTATCTGGGTATGTGCCGATTACTTCAAACTTTGTAGTATGCCTTCCTACAATGCCAAAGTGCGTAGTGATGTCATCAACCTTACTTTCTGGTGCATATCCATCAATCTCAAAATGGCGAGTGTGCTTTCCTGCCATACCGACATAGATAGTTCCTTCGGCTTCCCGATGGAATGTTATGCCCTCCAACCAGCTACGTTCGTTTTTCAACTCGTATATGGCACGAATCAGGTCGTTATACTGCTCTTTCTCTCTAAGGGAATCCCAAGAAACAAGGCGAAAGAAGTATGGTTCACCATCGTACTCAAACCATTCTTCGATATAGAAGTTTTCAAAAAATAGCGTTCGAATCATGCTTTCAAGAGCGTATTTCGTGCCTTTATATCTGTGCCATATCAGCGAATTTTTAACTAAGGCTCGTTTTCGGTCGAGGTCAAGCCCTAATGGTTCATAGAAATCAACGTGCAATTGCCACGCAAGCAGGTCAACAATTTCCTCCGGCAACTCGTCAATTCGAGTCATAATAAGGGCTTCACTGATAGCTTTGGTTATTTGTTGTAATTCGGGGTTTATGGCATTAAAAAAGGCCAGCACATCAGGTATCTTGATGCTATCTGGCGCAATATCTTCTAGCCGAAGATTTTCTAAGTTAATCATCTTCTAAGCCCCCGTATACAACCTCTATTTCGTCCTCATTTGCCACGCCGATTTCATAATATTGCAATACCTTAAACTCTGGCAGGATGTTATCCATATCGACTCGCTTTACTCCTGTAGATTTAACCATCTCCACCAAAGTTGAAGGGGTTATATCACGACCAAGGACTGATTTTTGCCATAAAATGTAATCCTCCACGGCTTTTTCAGCACGTTCTTGTAAGATTGTACCTATAGCTGCATTCTGTCTGGAAATATAATAGGTTAGCCTTACTGGATATCCAACAGGTTCTGGAGCGCGTGATACTACTTTGTCTGTAAGCGGCCGCCTATGGTCTGGGCTAAGTACGGCGTAAACCTCATCCAATATGGACTGGCTGGGTATTTCGCCGTTACGCAATAGCGTTACAACATCCACCACACCAGGGCTTGGGGTTTTGACTCTTACATCAACAATAAGTTGGTTTGCTGTCCTTGCCCAAAACTCATATGCCCCATATGGGCCGGCTGTGGAATAACTTTCTGGAGCCATCCTTATCCGATCACGAAACGGTTCTAAATCCTCTTCATTTGCACCGCCTTGAGTTATTGTTGTATTTCTCACGTTATAGAAGAACGGGAATGAGTCCACGATACGGTTAATTTGTCCGGGGAAAAAGCCGTTTCCAATTTCACCGACTTGGGAGCATTCGGCAGGGGCTTCAATGCTAAATTCTCCCGCTGGTATTTCCACATCTTCTGTTGTAGCAAAATACAGGTTATTTCCCGGTGTAGCCCGTGTGCCTGCGGCAATGGTGATATTACTCGGCATTGCTTGGCTTATGGTAAATTCAAGAGTGGTTATGGCTGGCCTTGGTTCAAGCCGTGGGTTTTTGCCAAGAACTAAAGCCCCAATATGCTCTATAAAGCCATCCGAGGAAAACGCCAGTAAATTTTGCTTACCTGTAAAGTCTATTTTGCTTCTCTGTAGTGAAAGAAAATATACAACAGTCAGTAAGGCTTGCCGCCACGGGTCACCGGGGAATAATGTTCTGCCAGTGTCTTTCTCAAATCGTGCAATAACCTCTGCCGCTATTAACTCCGTGTCTTTTTCGGCAAAATTTATGTCTGGCAGATTTTCAAGTAAGGTATTCATCTAATATTCTCACCTTCACTCTCGGATATAATCGACCATCCATAGCTTCATCTGGTAGCGGTGCGAAGTCTACTTCTCTCACTTCTACTCTTGGCTCGTAGTCTTGGATGGTTTCCAATGCAAATATAGCGAATCGCATCATTCCCCTTGGTGAAGGATCATCTATAAAGTCGTTTGTTAGTCCAAGTTCACGGTCAAGGGGTACTGTGCCTCGTATTGTGAGCAAAAGCATCATCACATTTTGCAGAATTTCTTCATGCACGGACTGGGGAGACATATTTATTTGGCGTAAATCAATCCCCATAAGTGTGTGAAAAATATTGTTCATGACTACCCCCTTGCGTATTCTTCAAAGCTAACGGTTACTTCTGACCGCCTAATAAAACCAGTGTTATCTATTTGTTCTTTAGGAATGCTTAAATCGGCAATCCTCCACCTATATGTGCCAAAGGCAGTCTTTCCAATAATTATTGAAACCAAATCCCCATCTCGTTGTATGTGAATTAGCTTGTCGTACTCCGTCCGCGGGTCTACCCCATACTGTGCATCAAGTAAAATTTTGAGACTGATGTTATCAAGGCTGGGGCCAACATATTGGCTGATGGGCTTTTTCAATAAAGTGTTGTTTGTAGCAAATCGAACGCTGTTATTTCTGATCATATCAGTAAATGTCAAGACTCTCTCAGATGAAACTTCGAAAAGAATTACATCACTGAGGCTTCTTGAGCCTATTGCACCGAGCATAGGCGGTCACCTCCTAACTATTGATATTCACGTTCGGACTACCTGTTGCTTCTCCATTTGGAGGATGAAACGGAGGAATAGGCTCTCCGGCATTGTTATCACCCACTCGCGCAAGTGCCAGATTATTTACAAATACGTTGGGACTTCCCTCGGCCTGGGTACCGCCGTGGGAATCTCCATCACTTACTCGATGTGCGGCGAGAGTGTTAATAAAAACATTAGGGCTTCCCCCAGTATCTACAGCACCACATCCATGGTTATCACCCATCCTGCAAGCTGCTGGCATAATTACAGCCCCCTAAAACTTGTCATTAATATGCACGATAGGCGCATTTATGTTTATTGATGTATCGCTATCAATGGTCATTGCACCTTCGCAATGGATTTTCATATCTCCTTGAGCGTAAACTTCTATGTGCCGTGCGGCAAAAATACTAACATCCCGCTCGGAATAAACATTTATATCACGATTACAAAGGATATCTATGTCAATTTCAGTAGTAACATCAATTGATGTTTCCTCCGGGTTTGCTTCGGGAATCGTGATGGTTAACTTGTGGATATCTCGGTCGTATTCAATGAGAGTTTCATCCTCAAATTTGATGTACCGCTTATCTTTGTTTTGAATAGGCGGCAGTCTGGTATCGGCATAAAATGAGCCTACAATATAGCCCTTTGTCGGTGCTGAAGGATCAAAAATACACAGTACCCGTTCCTCTAAGTCGGGCATGTAATAGGCGTGGTCTTTCAATGTCAGTGGCACAATAATGTGTAGGTCACCAGAAACAAGGTCGTGCCTATCTTCAAAAACAACTTGTGCCGTACATTTTTCGTAATCAATTGATGATACTTTGCCGACACGAAATAAATCGCTATGCTTATCACGCATCAATATCCCTCCAAGCAACGGCGAGTACGCAATGAAGTTGTATATCCGTTGTCACCTATAGTGTGAGTGCAATTTGTTATGTGGTACTTACCATCAAAACGATACCATCCCTCGTATTCTACATTTGTTCCAGAAAAATAAATGATGTCACCCTTCATAGTTATGTCGCAAGTCCACTCGTTACGGTTTTTCTCCCGGCAACGCGCTCTGGCTTTGCGGTCAAGGCTTATATCATCACCCTCGCCGTTAAAATGCTCACGAAGAGTTAACACATGGCCGACATCTCCCACATTTGGGGCTTCAAAGTATCCAGTGTAGAGTTCATCCGTCTTGGGGTCAAAATGAGATATTTCACAGGCTTTGTATACATCCTTTGCCCTGCGGTTGAATCTTGGCTCCTCTATGATGTTACTGCTGCCCCTTATTATGGTGGTTACTTCTGGCTCGGATTCGTACTTGCTTTCTTCAAAAACAATTAGCTGTCCGTCTGTAACTTTCAGACAAAGCCCATCGGATTTACAGAGTTCTTCCAAATACTCAAGGTCTGATTTGTCGATTTGATCAGCTACATCATAAAAGGGGTCTACATTGGTATCATAAACCAATGAAACCCCTACATTGCCGGATATATCCCCGGCTATTGCAGATAATGAAACCTGTTTCCATGTTTCGTGCTTCTTTTCGCTTCGCCCACTGCCCGTTATTGGAACAGCGGTTGCACTTATTGAAACAGCACCATCCCAAGTTACATCGTCAATTTCAAATGAGCCGAGGTCTATTGTGCGGTTATCGCCGTTGCTATTCCAATCAGAAACTTCTATGGAGGCTTGCAGGGTATCTCCTGTTTCGGGAAAGAAATCACTTATCCAGCGTCTGTCACGGTCGGACAGGGAAACCCGCAAATCATCCGTCTGGTCGTAGTTATCGGTATAAACAAAATTCGTTACATGCCTTGAGATGTCCTGCCCTCTGTATTGAATGCTTGCCTTTGCCCGTCTTGCTTTCGCCACCGAGCATCACCACCTTTGCGGCAAAGAAAAAAGCCGCCTTGTAGCGGCTCTAATCGGAATGTAATCTTTACTTTACGGCTAAATACTCTTTCAACCCTTCTTGCAATATCTGAGAAAACGGAGCGTTAGCTGCCTCGGCTTGATGGTTTAGCCATGCTGGTATTGACAACGTTTTCTTAATAGCCCTTGTGTCGTGCTGGCGGCGATATTCGTTTGTATCTGCGGCAATTAATGTAACTCGCTCATTCGGTTTGGCTTCCAAACTCTTTGAGGCTTTTGGTATTGCCATGCCTGTATTTTCAGCATTCCACAACCACATAGCAATGGCATCTTGCGCCATAAACAAAGCATCTGCCTCGTCCTCTCCGTAAGTGTGACAACCCGGCAAATCCGGCACGGTAACGCTCACTTTTCCATCATCTGCATAGAGTATCGCACTATACACATATTTCATACAAAGCACCCCTTTCTATACGTAGCCAAAGGCGAGGGCTTATTTAAGCCCTGCGTCTTTTAGCATTTGGTTTAATGTACCGGTGGGAATTTCGCCTGTTCCTCTTTGGATTGGTATTTGCAGTCCTGGCTTGTCTGGGTGTACTGCCATTTCATGTCGTGTGCCTTGCACGAAATACCATTTCTTATCTGCTTTTTTTAGCTTTTGTTTATACTCTTTGGCTGTCATTTCCTCACCTCCAAATACATTATATACGTATTATTACGTGTTGTCAATGGGGTTAATGAAAATATTTTACACATTATTTTTGTTGCATTTATCCAGCCCTCCAAGGAGGCCAAGTTACCCTAACCTCCCTAGAGACTTCTGGTACAGCTAACACGCAATTTGCAGGGAAAACCGCAATAGTGCGATATTGAGGGTTTGCGTCAACGAGAATGTGCATAAGGGCTTCGTTGTTATATAGTTGACGAGCGATACTATCCCACATATCGCCTTGTACGGTTGTATAATTACGCATTTGCCAGCCTCCTATTTCTGTAATCCTCTTCACGCACAACTTGAAGGATTAATTGCTTCAGTTTGGCTTCGCCCTCCCTGTCACGTTGGTTAAGCATGGTCTTCAAGTCTTCAATATTAAACCCGCCACCCTCAATGTTATAAACAGGATTGTAATTGACTGACACATCCCCGCTTTGGTGATATGCAGAATCGCCCATCCGCTTTATTACATCAACAGGATTTGAAGATGAAAATGTATCGCTGTTGTCATCATTTAAATGATTATAACGGCTGAAGCTGTTTTGGGCTGAATGTGCATTTGATACCGCTGGGAATGGAATAATATTAGAAGCATCATGGGAGAGTTCCAATCCTGCGGAACCAAAGTCTGGAGTTTCGTTGTGTAGGTTTTTTGCTATTATCTTTGAAATTTTCTTACAGGCTCTTTCTACATTTCCGGCCTTGCCATACATGGTATCAGCTAGACCATCCATGATGTCCTCGGCAACTTTCATCATTTCCCCATACTTGGAGTTCATGCCGTTTATGCCACCGTCCATGATTTGCCCGAATATTTCAAAGCCTGTATCGCTTTGTTTTGCGCTATGAGGAATTTTATATTCCACAGACTTAATGTCAGTAATGCTGGGGGAAACATGTAAATTATCAGCCATTAGCTTTGCGATATTCTTGCATGTGGCTTCAATTATCCCGACTTTGGAGCGCATACCCATTGCCATATCCTCAATGAAATGCGCCCCTATGTCCATGGAGTCAGATAATTCAGTATCAGCTAAAGAAGCATTTACTTTTATATCCTGCGGTTTTACATACAAGCCTTTTGCAATAAGCATAGAAATTTTCTTGCAGGCTGTTTCAACAATGCCAGCCTTGTGATACATAGTATCGGCAAGACCATCCATAATGTCTTCGCTAACTACCATCATTTCATCATACTTGGAATACATGCCGTCAATTCCACCATCCATAATGTAGCCGAACATCTTAAATGTCGCTCTGGATGGAGAGTTGATTTCTGCCGCTCTTCTCATGGTTGCCAGTGCATCGTTGATAATCTGTTGTGCTGCATTACATAAAACGCTACTGCCTCTCAACATGCCTTGTGCTGCGCCATTAGGAATTTCATATCCAGCGGAGTCAAATCCAGCGTGTTCTATCGCACTGCTGAAGGAGTCAAATCCGCTGTTTACCTTGGCGATTAAAGCGTGTTCCATTGCTTGGTTTTCAAGGATTGTAATGGCAAGATTATCAATAAGTTCCTCGGCAGATTGTGCAATACCTTCTGGATCAAGTTCACGTTTCATGGATTCCATGGCTATATACGTTGAGTGTTCAAATGCAGCATTAAGAGCATCAAGTTCGTAATCTGCGGCATTTACCAATTCGCGCACTGTAGCGGCGGCTTCTGGTCCCGCTTGCCGAAGTTGTTCAATCAAGCCCTCGTCTAAGCCGCGCTCTGTGAGTTTCGCCATGTTTATGCTCCACTCTTCGACTTGTGCAGCATTTTGCAATAAATTTGAGGTCATATCGCCAACAGAAACTGCTACATTTTCAGTAACCGTTTGAAACACGTTAGTGGTCAATCGCTTGTATGTTTCGAATGAGCGATTCATTCTGTCTAATGCTTCACCTTGTGCATTTGCCCATTCTTCAGCAGTGAACGCTTGTCGGCGCATAGCCATTTCCAAACCATACGTTTCAATGGCAGCTTGTTGTTGCGCACGGCTGATTTCATCTAATGCACGGATATTTTCTAGGTAGAGGGCATTGACTGCACCTTGTTGATGTTCATTTGCTTCAAGTGCCGCCCTGTATCCATTTTCGACAGCGATTATATCTTCAAGTGCTGCTTCCAAAGCACGGGTGTCTGCTCGGCGGCGGCGTGAACCATCGTTTAACTGGTCGTATATTTCCATGCGCCGTGTATAGACATCTTGGAGTTCAAGGTCGAGTTCAATTGCCTCTCTGTTAAGCCGTGTCTTTTCAGAAAGATTGGCCGCCTGCATATTTGCCAAATGTTCAGTCCGGTCTGCCACAGAATCAAGTTGTGAGCCGTACTCCTGCATTATGCGAGCATTCCTCATAAACTCATCTGCGGAATTTGCTGCCGAATCAGTTAATTGTAACTGTCGGTCTGCAAGTGCTTCAACCTCCTTACCTACGGCTTGATACTCAGCGCCCACACGTCTAAACAAAGTTATTAATACGCCTACAATCGCAATCACACCAGCAACTGCGGCAAGAATCCATCCAAAGACAGGAATTTTCATAATTGCAATGGACATAACCTTGAACGCAACAGAAAGACCTTTTGTGGCTAAGGCAAGAACGCCACTGCCAGTAGCTGTAGCCGCAAGAGCAACACTCTTGGCTTTAAGTGCCGTCGCAGATGCAGCTTTTGCTTTTAGCGAGAGCGCATATGCTTTGCCAAGTTTACTGGTTGCAAGAGTGTTCGCCTTGGTTGCCGTTGTGTCAGCAGTTAATGCCGCTGTGTTTGCCTTGGTTGCCATTGCTCTTGCTGTTTCAGCAGCGGCTGTTCTCTGGTTTGCTATACTCGCTTTAGTGGTGGCAACAGTTCTTAAATGTTCAGCTTGTGCTACTGCTGCCATTGTTTTAGCACTTTTTGCACCTGTGGTTACTCTTAACATCTCGGCCTTTTCAGCCATCCGCACTGCTTTTGTTTCTGCGGCAGTCGCAGCCTTTCTCGCCGCTGATGCCGCTTTATCTGCATTAGCCGCTAAAGTATTAAATCCTGTAGCTTTTGTTTTCGCCACTTGTGCGGCTGTTGCAAGTTGTGTCGCTGTTTTTACAGCCAGCAAGGTGTTTTTGAACGTCTTGTATGCAGCATGAGCCGCACCAACGGTTTTTACAATCTTACCTGTCACCATCAGCATCGGCCCAGCGGCGGCGGCAACTAAGCCCAAGGTAATAACAATTCGTTGAGTTCCTTTATCAAGGCTTGCAAAGCGATTTATCCATACCCCAATGAAATCAACAAACCCTATGGCATGTGGGAGCAGATGTTCACTTATTTGGAGCATTATTTCCTCTAAGGAATTCTTCAACTGCTGAACAGAGCCGGACATTCCCTCTTGTTGTATCGCTGCCATTTGGAAAGCAGTGCCTGTGCCATCTACAGCACTTGCGGTTTCATATAATTCGGGAATAAGTTCCCGTAAGCCGTCACGCTGATTAAACAGTTCATCGGCAAAGGCTCTAGCACTTTGCTGGGTAAAGAGAGTAGACATAAGGTCTAACCGTTCCGTACCGTCAGTTACGCCCTCAAGGGCATCACCCAAAGCGAAAAGTTGATCCATTGTGCTTTTCGATTGCCATTCAAGGCTGTCTGTGGATATTCCCAGCCGCCGAAATGCATCTGTTTGGGCTGCTGTCGGAAGCAACATGGTTTCAATCGCTTGTTGGAATCCGCTGTAGGCATTAGCCCCTCGTACCCCGGCTTGATATAACTGCCCGAAAACTGCTGTGGCCTCTGTACCAGATATACCCGCTGCGTTCAAGGAAGCATTTGCCCTAAACAAATAGTCTTGTAGTGTGTTAAGCCCTATACCCGTTCGTTGATTCGTGGCCGCAAAGAGATTGATGTATTTCTCTGCATAACTTGCGTCCTTACCTACCTTCAAGAGATAATTTCCAAGGAAGTACGCCGTATTTCCTAAATCATCACCAACGGCAGTAGCCAATACCATAGACGTTCGCATAATTTCTGTACCGAACGCTGCGTCTTGGCCTCTAACGGCAATATCGGCGTAGGCTTCGGCTATCTGCCGCGCACTAAATATGCCATAATCCCCAGACACGGCCATAGCCCTAAATGAATCGCTAAGTTCGTTGACCTCATAAGCGGTCATTTCCGTTCGAGCCTGTATTTTACCTAAAGAGTTATCATAATCTGCACCAATTGCAAGTGCAGCTACGCCGATACCCAACAATGGCATTGTTACACCCATTGTTAGCCCTTTGCCAACACTTGATATTTTGTCACCAATCCTGGCAAAACGATTCTCAGCTTCTTCAAAGGTTTTGCCAAAGCCACTACCTAACATGGCATCTAACTTGAAGGCTATTTTATACGCCTTAGATTTACCGCCAGCCATGGCAAACCCTCCCCTCTATCGTTTTTGATTGCGCTGGTTTTTTATGGCTCTATTTCGCTCTTCAACGTAATCTGCATATAGTTCCATTTCCTGATGTAACTCCGATAAGGGGAGGGTTTTACAGTATTGCGTACTGTTATTTGTACCCACAGCTAAGAGCATAATGCCACGAAGGAGTTCTTTTAAGTCCTCCCTTATTCCGTCGAGGAAGGGGGTTTCCCGCTCCCCGTCTGTTTCGGATTCGAAGTCTCTATTTTCCCAGACTTTTGGGTTTGCTTGCCCTCGCCCTCCGTCTCCTCTTCCTCCGATTCCCCATCCAGCAAAAAATCCTGCACTAAAAGGCACACTTGGGTATAATCCTGTGCGCCAAACGAGCGGATATCATTCAGTTTCAGCCCCGATGCTTTGGCGGCCACACAGGAAAGATATGTTTTATTGGTTTCCGGTACCGGCATTCCCTTCTTTTTGCCGAGTAATGCCTTGGCCTGTTTTTCGCAGTTCTCTAAGTCCACCACCGACAAATCTTCCAAGTTTAAGGTGATTTCGGTGAGTTGCTCACCGCCAGCAGTGGTAATGGGCTTTTTCAATACATACTGTTCCATAATGTCCTCCTAGTCTCTGCCGATATTACGGCGAACTTCGTCCATGTAATCAGTTCCGTTGATTGTGCATATGAAGTTGAGTTTATCAATCTCTACCTTTGCCCTTCCGGCTACGGAAAGCAGGAGATAAATAATCTCGTATTCTACGCTGGTTCCCATTTGGGCAGCAACTCCAAGGTTGCCGAGAGTTACATTTTTAGGAATACAGCGCATCACAACTTTTATACCTGTATCCCTATACTCGCCGCTACCTTCGTCATAAAACTGGACGTTGCCCATGAAAGCAAAGTGGTATGTTTCTGGGGCAGAATAAACAACATTATCCGCAAAAAGAGTACGCCAGTTAATTGTTGTTGTAAGAGATTGGAAATGCCCCTTTGTTGGTGAATCAATCTCTCCGGCAATGCCAGCCCCGCTCATGCTTTCGGTCATATAGTTGAGATTGGGAAGGGTAACATCCACAATCCCCAGCATTTCGTTACCTGCGTCATAGCAGATAAAATTTGTTAATTTATCGGGTATCGCCATGAGTTACTCCTTTCTAGCTGAACAGCGTCAACAGATAATCTGGGTCATATTGCAGTATAAATTCGCCTTGTTCGAATGGAGGGGGAGGAGAAACCCTTACTCTGAATCGCAATATGCCGTCCAGCAAATCGGTCAGTGGATTATCCTCTTCCTGTAGTGGTTCTATGCGGCCACCGAGAATGAAGCCCCGTGCGGCCAGACCATTAAGCCATATGTTTCCACTGTCAATAATAGTGTCTCTGAGTCTGCGGCTTATTGGTGCGTCCACTCTGACAAAATGGGTAAGGACGAGAGTATTGCCTATCCAGTCAAACATGCGCCTAATTGGAATGAAAACGTCCTTAACATCTGTTGTGCCTGGGAATGCTCCAGTGCGGTTGCCCCACGCTACCCAGCCGTTTGTAAAATTGACGGCTGCCGTAATTCCATTGTTTGCGAGGAAAGTGGCTTTTAGATTGTTAAGGATAATTTCATCGCCATTTTCATAGCAGAGACCGTTTATCCGAAGATTATTGTTGGATGGTGACTCATAGGGAACATCCCCATTGTCAAAATCTGTTCTCCCTATAAGCCCTGCCATCTGGGATGAGTAATAGTATTTCTGATTCCCAAGACGTAGCATAGGATAGAGATTTATTTGCCGGGTAGATACATAGTTGTTAATGTTCTTCCATGCAGGGATGTTTTGATATCTGTGTGGAATTAAATCTCCGCCCCCATTGCTAATCATTGTGGGCATGTCGTTTAGAGTTATACAGCGAAAATGGCCGTTGATATTGTTCCCCTTGGTTTCCATCACGGCGGCCACAACAGGATTTCCAGACCATTTAGGTGCTAGTATTTGCCCTGGAACCATCCTAAAGAGCGAATAAATGTCATCAATAATCTCTAGCCCTAAATTTTTATCAGTATTGATGTCAACGCCGCCAAGAATGTCGTATTCGTCCACCATTTCAGGTGCGAGTCTGGTATAAGATACAGTGATGGTTTGAGTTTCCGTTATGCCGCCTGTTACGCCTGGCTTGGCATTAATGACAACAAGACCATCACGGTTAAAAGCAAGGGTGTAGTGGGTGTCCTCTTCAAAGCCGTCTACTTCAACGGTATCAATTAACACACCATCAACTTGCAGCACCCCAGAGAACCTGCTGAGTGTGACTTCTGCTCCTGTTTCGTCCACCGAATGAATATCCGGGTCAAGTACGTTGATCATAATCAAGGGTGCTACACCAAACAAATTAAATTGGGAAAAAATCACTTGTGGTGCAGTGTAGTTATCCCAAATGTCTGGCCTCATGCTAAAGCCGAATGCTCTACGTGCCTGCCCATTGGTGTGTAGTAGTTGAGGCTTATTAGTTATGTTGTAAGGGTCTTCGCTAAGATGGATAGGTGCTGTTACAAAAGCCACGGGCAAACTTGCATTCACTCTCACGGGTGGAACTATAGGGGTATCATCTTCCGAGATAAAAATGCCACGTCTATTTGCTGCCATTCTTCAAAACCCCCTTGCGTATGGATTGGGCTACATAGTGATAGAGTCTGTACGGTTCGCTTCCTTGGATTACCAGAGAATTCTTGAAATCCGGGTAATCTTTATCCTCCACAAACAATTCCTTAAGTTCTGGAAGTTTGTCGATAGTGTCTTTTAGTGTTTCGGGAATCTCCATGTAGATTCCTCCAGTAATCAACGCTCCGCCGGGTATATATGGACCAGAGTAAATTAGGCGTTTCTTACCTCTAACCTTGGCCGCTTGCCGTGCCTTCTGGCGGCGTTCTTTATTCTGACGCTTTTCGGCTTCAAGTTTCTGCCCCAGCGTTTGCTTGGTTGCGACACTGGATTCGTTCACCGCATCGGTTTTGGCGGCACTTTCTGCTTTTTTGCTCATTAGCCTTGCTCCTTCCTGCTAAAATAGGTGTTCTTCCAATTGAGGCCGTGGATAGACAATGTGCCATTTTGTGCGACACCAGCCCTCCCAATACGGGTATATTTGCTCTGGAAGCATATCTGCCTCAAAGAAATCCTCCACTACCCTATATTTTTTGTCGATTGTCATAGTGGCAAAAATGGCTTGCCGAGTAGCTTCTATAAGGTTCCAAAGGTCACGATACCCGCTACCGTCATCTACCAATTTCCCGTTATCATCATAGTTGCCTGGGTCATAAACTCCGAAAAGCACATCCAAAGTAGCGAGGCTCTGCCTTTCGTTTTTTACGTTTTCTACACGGCGTAGCCGAGGTAATATAAAAGGGAACTCCTCGTCTTCGCCGTCCTCGCCGTCAATACTCTTAGGCAAAAGGAAGCCGGAGCGTATGACTTGAGGATTCTTAAACGATTTGTTCCCATTTATATCAACTGTTTTTAATGTGAATCGTGAGGCAACTGCTTTTTCCAAGAAATTGCATATGCCATCATGTAAGGTTACTGTAGTAATCATGATTGCGCTCCCTTACTTTTAAGAAGGGTTTGGATTTCACGGTCAAGTTCAAGCTGAAGCCGTGCCGCTGCCCTTTCTTCAACCGCACTTCGTACATCATACTCACTAAGCATATCCGGCACACTCAAGCCTCTTGCAAGGGTTAGGCGGTCACGGTGGTTTCCAATACGTCGATACACACCAGAGCCTCTGTCTACTGTTCCGTTTATATTTCTAACCATAAATGCTTTACTTTGGTTTCCCTCGGCATCAAGCATCATTCGGCTTCCGCTTTTTCGAGGACGTATACCCACAGGCGCACCACCTCGGACACCGGGATTTGTGTTGTCTATTGTGGGGAAACGTCTGGCTTGCCACCTCGGACTCTTACGAGTAACAGTTACACTTGGCTTGGATGCTGTTGCTCTGGATACCCGCATACCGCTCTCTACGGAGTCTGCTCCGACATTAGAGAATGTTTGCGACACCTCCGTTGCGGCAGTATCTTTGATTGTACCAACGGTTCTGTTCAACGCTCTGGCGATTGCGTTGTTTGCACCGCCACGAACACTTCTCAAAGCATGTACAGCTTCATCAATACTGCCTTGGGTGTCAATATTGAGAGTGATTGCTTCTGCCACTGTTACCGCCCCCTTACAGCTTCCAGGGTAAACTCCAACACGCCCATCTCTTCAGCTACGGCAGATACCAGATACTGTTTGCCGTCAAATTTGAGAGTAGATTCTACCTTGGGGATATGCTTAAACCTCTCTATCCATTCACACTTCGGGATAAAGAACACAAGTCCGTTTAAGCTAACACCCTCAACTTTATCCCGGATCATGCGTTGGAAATACCTCTCGCTGTCAACAACAACCTCGCAGTCAAAGGCTTCTGATACAATGCCTCTTATGCCTTGGATTTTGTGGACGGTAACGAATTCCTTTGCGGCAAAATTAAAAAAGACATCATGAATGTCCTTCATTTGCTGGTCTTGGAATGTGAGGTTTGGGGCTTGACCTTGAAAACTAAGCACCGTCTTTGCCGCTTTCGTCTTCCTTGTTGGAGTCATCTGCGCCGTTATTCGGGATGTCAGTATCATCATCCACACCATCGCCAGAATCATCCTCGTCTTCAAATTCATCAATGAATTTATTTACAAGGGTTTGCAAGCGTTTTGTCGGGATATTTGCTTTATACTCTACACCAATATGGTCGGCGTATGCCATAAGGTCAGGGCGCAAAAGTTTATTAACTTCTTGTGGAGGCAGGTAATCTTCGGCGGTAATATAGAACGGCAGATTATTAACTTCGGGCTGTTCCAAAATGGGAGAAGTCCCTACTGCCTTTATATACCCTCTCGCTAAGTAACGGCTGATCCTATCCTCTCCAACCATTTCAGCGGTTATAATTGCATCTTTGCGGTAGGTCTTGTTGCCTACCAACAAATTAACCCGCTTTACTACAAGATAGCTTTTCATCAGGGCGTACCTCCATACACATCAAGAATAGCCCACGCATCAAGGCTCTTTGGACAGGGAAGCGGAGAAGAAGAAAGTTTAATATATCTTTCAGACGGCTCTTGTTGCTCCCATTGTTTAGGAACTCTGGCTCTCGCAAAGCTACCGATTTGCAGGTCGTGAATTACTGCGTAGAGCATTTCACCGGGGAAATTGGCGGCAGGTGCTACAACTACTTTGCCTTTAGGCACAAGCGGATAAACAGCAGGCTCGAAGCCTTTGTCTTCTGGCCTTATTCCGGGGAACTCTGGGTTTTCATTGTCATTATCAGCATACACGCCTTCATAAGAATACAGGTGCAGATTTGCCACACGCAGGAATCCCCAGTACATTGCACCGTTTTGCAGAAGTTCCGGCTTTATAATGCCCATTTCAAAACGGGTGTTATCAAGCAATTCCTTTACAGTGGTATTGTTGACCAAATCCCACATAGTTTCGCTATCACCAATGGCCATTGTTGCCGTGAACCCGGAACGACCTGCTCGATCCCTTGCATTTTTGAGGTCGATAATAGGCCGGGAATTAACTAGGTCTGACCACGGAATATCTACAACCGTCATGTTATCGAACTCAAATTCTATCGTTTCGGCAACACCCTCGCCAATGACGGGGATTTCCGCATTGAACATAACCTGCGTACACATCCATTCCTCACGGCGGGTGATTGCTTCATCCAATTCCATTAAATCTGTTTGGAGCAGTTCTGCACGTCTGCGATTGGGATGATACCCATTATAGATAGGCTCACCGGGTAAGCGAACGGCTATGTCATCCGTTGTCAACACTCGTCTCGGTGCAACAAGTGGAGGCTCGTAAGACTTGGTTGAGAAGCCGCCTCGTTCTAAGACTTTACTTCCTATACGCCTTGAAACAAAGGGAGCCATTGCCATGCCGCCCTTTTTTACATCAAACTTAACGGCCAATGTTGGGAAAGTCCGTATGCGCGGGAAAAATGTATCTTTAATGAATGTTGGCAAAGGCGGCGTTTGCTTAAGCATTTTAATCATGAATTGTGGATCATATATGTTTGTAGCCATAGGTTATCTCCTCCTATATTCTTGTGCCTCTGACAATCAAGCTGATGTCAGTCATACGGCGAATGTGTGTTTCTACTGTGTCCGTGCCGCCAAAACGCAAAAATCTACGGTTGTATTCACCTTTAATGTACATACTTGAAACGGCTGTTGTGCCATCTTCAACTACTACATCATCGCAGGCAATACCAACAACAGACTGCGAGCCATCAGTGGCGGTGGAATCCACAAGGATATAATTTCCGTCATCTGTTGCACCCAACACATCGCCACGCTTTATTTCAGCGGGACCAGTAATTGATATTTCTTGGACTTCGGTTGGAAAATCACCGGCAATAAGTCCGTCCGGCTTAAAAGTACCTACTGTAGCCATTGCGAGTCCTCCTATCTTCTAATGGTCTTTGCAACATCAGCAGCACAAGCCAAGAGGTCTGCTTCTTCTGCCTCATCGGTCTGCGGTGTGCTTGCGGTCGGCACATCGTCAAGTTCTGTTGCATCTGCATGTGCATTGTTTAAATAAGTGATGCCCTTTTGTTTTTGGGAAGCGAGAACTTCCATTGCATAAGCCTCGGCAGAAATTCCTGTTTCAAATTTTGCCTTATTTGTTATGGCTTCCATGCCGGATAAGGCGATATTATCAATTGCTTGGATTCTCGCTCTCTCGGCTTTGATACCTTCGGTACGGGCATTTTCAAGTGCCTCAGAAGATGTTGCTTGTGCTATGCCTTCTTGCACTGCGGCGTTGTAGATCTCTGGATGATTTGCTTTTAACTCAGCAAGATTCATTACGGTGTCCTCCTTTTTATTTTGTGGTTCTTGCGGTTTATTCTGCGGTTCCTGGGGCTTAATTGTTGGCTTTGTCGGGAGCATAGCCACAAACCGCTCTTTGTTGTGAAAATTGTCGAGGTCAATATTTAAGCCATTAAAAAAGGCCGTTGTCTTATCTTCACTGAGATAAGCCTCGACCTCCATTTCCTCAACCTCGTCCACGAAGCCTTTTTCTTTGGCTTCTATGCCGGTAAGCCATGTGTCAGCTTCTACCATCCGCATCAAATCCGCTTTTGGTATTTTAGTTTTTTTATGGTAGACATCAACCATTGAATTTGTAATGGTTTTTAGTGCGTCTATCGTCTTTTGGATTTCTATTGAATTGCCCCATGCCCATGTTGACGGCAAATGAACCATAAACACAGAACCCAATGCCGATATGATTTTATCACCAGCCATAGCAATAAGTGTTGCTGCGCTTGCGGCTATCCCATCAATATGGACAATAATCTGTGCCTTGTGCGATTTTAGCAGATTCATAATGGCATATGCCGCAAATACACTGCCGCCTCCGCTATTAATCCGCACGTTGATTGTGCTTACGTCACCCAAATTATTAAGTTCATCCTTAAATTTGTTGGGAACGACATCATCAGGAAAATTCCAATTTCCCATATCATAAGTCACAATATCACCATATATATACAGCGTAGCTTCGCCGGTGTCGCTCTCTGTGCTATTCTTAAATTCCCAGAACGGCACGTCATTACCGGGCTTTTTCATTATCATCACCGTCCTTATCTAAGGCGGCCAAAGCTATCAATCGCCGTGCGCCGTAACCCCTTGATATTTTTCGCCTTGCCCTAAAATAGTCGTACAGTTCTAATCCTGTTTTTATGACATTGAGTATTATTCCTAATAGGGCAAAGCAGAGAATAGAATTAACCAGTACCATTGCGAAGGAGAATAAATTTGCGGCATTATAAACCGTTGTAGTAATATCCATTAACTACCTCCTCCAGTTTCCATAATTGCAAGAAGTTCCTTGCGCATAGTTTCCTCTTTCACTCGCTGTCTATGGTTCACATTGAAGTCCGTGCCAGTCATTTCGGCGGCCTCACGCTCCCTTGTGCTTATTTCTGCTTCTATCCGTCTAATTGCGGCAGTCACTTCTCGAAGGGGGTCTATTTGCCCCTGTGAGGGACCATGCCATTCTGCTTTACAATAGGCCGCTCTGATAATAGGGTCATCAAAAAAGCCTGGGGCATATATACGTCCTTTGGCAACAGCCTCCGCAAGCCATTCTTCATAAATAGGCTGGCAGAAATCATTAGCAAACCACTTGCGCCGCATTCTAAACATCTTCCATGCTTCCAATAATGCGGCACGGCTCGCGCTGTACGATGCGCTGAAATGTTTAATCAACAGTTCATACGGAATTTCCAGTGCCGAGCCTATCTGCCGCAAAATTGCATTAACGAATCCATCAAAGGCTACGTTAGGTCTGCCGGGACTTTGAATGTCGAATTTCTCACCCGGCCCCATATAATTTATTGATCCCGGCCCCATTTCGTAAGTATACGGATTTTCAGCATCAATCTGTTGCTCCTTGGGAATCCCTTCACCCATGGCAGTTTCGGGTATATCCATTGTTACAGAAATGGCAACCAAACCACTGACTACAGCGGCACTCAGTTCAGCTTCTGTATATTTTCCAAGCTGCCGTAAACTCTCTATGACTGGGGATAATATCGGGATTCCTCTTGTTTGGTCTGGGCGTTCCGATTCCATCAAGTGGAGTATATTACGCCGTCCTGTCGCAGAACCAAAAACAGAAACCCGTTTGTATGTGCCATCATCTGCTTCGGAGCCGGGAAAATTATTTGCAATATGATAGGCAACAATCTCGCTGTTTTTGGTTTCCACGCCTTGGCTTATGCTTTCATCTCCTTCATTGTCTGGTGGAGTTGCAACACGGTCACTCTCCACAAGCTGTATGCGCAGGTCATATAAGAATCCTTTCCTACTTTTGTAAGGAAGCAGAACAAACACATCTCCCGACATCAATGTGCTTATAAAAGCTAGTTGTTGCAATTCATAAAAGTTGTTAAGCCGGAGGCGGTCACAGTTTACGGAATTTGCAAAATACTCAAACTCCCTAACAATGGATTTTTCCCACTCCTCAACCTCGGCATCAGACAATTTAAGGAAATCACCGTCTATGGAGGGCTTAAGCATAAGTCCATATCCAACTGTATTTGTTCGAGTTGTCTTTATACCCCCTGTTGCAATATTCGCACCACCCATATAAAGGTCACGGGAACGCTCACGCAATTTGGAAAGGTTGTCGTTTATATCTTCGGAAGGGGAGTTACTGCCACTATCCCATCCAAGCATTGATTTTTTCTGTATGTTTGCGCCGTGATGTGAATAGCCGGAATTTATAAACTCCAAACGCTGACGGGCAAGTTCTCTTTTTAATGCATACTGTGGGGCTACTTTAGCGATTGCCTTATCTAGCTTACTTGGCGTTCTTGCGCTTCGTTTCATTTAGCAACCACCCCCTAAGTATCCCTTGGAATAACTTGCTGCACACGAATACGGGAACGCCCTTCCAAGCGGTCAACTTCGGCTTTCCAATATTTAATCCGTTGTGCAATATCCAGCAAATCAGCGCGCCTTAAACGGCGTGAACCTATGGTGTAATCTTGCCCGGACATAACAGCCATTTCTGCCAACATCCAGCCCTTTAACATTTCTCTTGCATTGTGTAGTTCATCTTGCCGGGTAATCATTCGTCACCTCTCGTTCTGACAGCACCGCGCCTCCTTGCAGGTCTTTTTTGCCCTGCCGTCTTGCGATTCTTCACTTCTTCAAAATTTGGGTTTAATATTTCAATAGCAGCAATGTTATAAACACGGATGTCAAGCGGCTCATTTCGTGCGCCAGACTTTAATTTCCATTCTGTTTTAGGCTTACCCATAACCAGTTTAACAATCTTTACTTCGGAAGTTAAACCCTCGAAATATTTTTCATCATAGCCTCGGTCGTAATTATCATCCGTCGGAAAGTGACAGTACCCAGCTTTTTTTGTATCTTTTTCGGCAAGGCGAGAAAATAACCTTGCTTTTGCAGCATCAACAGCTATCGTAAACAGATGATTTTTTACTTTCTTAGTTTTATTGTAAGTATGCACAATGCTCATGCCCGAGCCGCCTTTACCTTTGATTGCCCATACCCCTCGAATCTCACGGGGTTTACAGAAGCGGTATGTTTCGGTTGTGCGGTGACCGCCACTATCTATGCACACAGTAGAAAGCGGTATAACTGATCCATCCTCGCATGTGTATGCTTTTAGTAAATGTTGATCAAGTTTTTCCCATGTGTCGGGTTCTGATGTGTCACCATAAATGGTTTTATATTCAATACCCCAGCTTACCTTATTTTCACCCCACCCAACTACTTCCATTTCAAAGCGGTCATCTTGAACGTCTACCCCGGCAGTTAACACCAAAACACCTTCTGGCACCAGAGCGTTATATTCAATACGGCGGTTATATAGTGAATCTGGATCAATGGAATCTCCGTCAACAAGCCACACCTGCCCAAGAACAGTATTCGTCCACACCTTCATCATTTCGCTATCGCCTTTGGACTTCCAGAATTCCTTGACGATTGCAAGCCATGACATCCAAGGACTGACGAGTGCATTAAGGCGAAAACTTTTTACAGTTTCGTTTTCATTTTCTGCAAACCACTCGCCCTCTCCGGCTTTCCATGCAAATTCGTTATTGAGTTCTCCGCATGATTTACATGTACAGAGAACTTCTTGCTTTTCGTCAAATACCCCATCTTCATCTTTTCCGAAAACGATTTCAGACCATAGCAGTTCTTGAAACTCCCCACAGGCAGGGCATGGAAGTTTCCATTGTTCCTTTGAACCTAACTCGTACTCATGCTGAATACGACTGATGCCGTCTATGGTCGGAGAGGAAACTTTCAGTAGTTTTTTTGTAAATGGATAAGTTGATGTCCGTTTTTCAACAATGGTTAATGGATCACCTTCTGCTTTTGCACTTTCCGGCCAACGGTCAACCTCATCAGCCAATACAACTTCAACCGGGCGAGAAGCGAGTGCCGATGGGGAGTTTGCACCAACTATAGCCAAGTACCCGCCGGGGTACATTTTCTGCATAATTGTGCTTGCTGCACTACGACTTTTTTCCGGGCTGAAAATAGAGCGAAGAATAGGTGTGTCTCTGATGGTTGGTGCTATACGCTCTTTGGAAAATTGTTCACCAGTTTTTACAGTAGGTTGCACCATCAGCACTGATGTTGGTCTTTTGTGTGAATAATACCCCATTGCGTTCAATAAAAATTCCGACTTCCCAACTTGCACACAGGACATCATGACAACTTCACGGACTTTCTCGTCCGTAAGGCACTCCATAATTCTTTTCAAATATGGCGTTCTTGAAGTTTGCCAACGTCCGGGTTCGGCACTGCTTTCGGCAGGAAGCCGTCTATACTTATCTGCCCATTCAGCCAAAGTCATATCATCAATCGGTCGAAGGCGGCGAAATATTCTCTTGAAAAGTTCGTTTGTGTGAGGCTCAATATATGGTCGCTGCTCCATCATTCGCCCTTACCTTCACCCGGTTCATCCAAGCTGGAATTGTATTTTCCCTCTGTAAAATCTTCGGGATTGTATGCGGCCAGTTCTTGTAGCGCATCGGATGTTGATTTTTTCAGCACTTCGAGGATGTTCTCTGATTTTTCGCTACCCTCGGGGATTGCCATTAGCAGTGGCAGAACCTTGAACGGCATGGTTTCCATCTTGGCTTTGAACGCCAGAATATAGTTCGTCACGATAAACTCCACGATATGTGCGTGGTGTAACTCGTTCCGCTTTACTTGCAAATCCAACTCGGCATCCTCTCGCTTAATGCGAGTAAGCCGTGCCTTCTCTTGGCTATAATCCGAGGATAGGTCATCATCGGAAATCAACGACTGCAAATAACCGATATATCCCTGCACTGCCGGGAGCAATTTATAATACCCCGGTGAAAATTCCTCAATCTTGCCCTCTTTGGTAAGCTGTTTCACCCGATTTTCGGAAATAGTCAGCACTTTGGCTATGGATTTGCGAGTGTAAATCTTGCCTTGATTGCCCACGGGCAAAACCTCCCGGAAAAAAAGGAAATGGAAAAAAAATTTTGAAAACTAAAAAAGCCCTGCGCCTCGCGCACCCACAGGGGGAAATTTTCCCCGGAAGGAACCGTGGAGCGGCGGCGAGCCGAGCAGAACCTTATTTATATACCCCCGACTGGGAACTTCCAGTTACCCACCAAGGATTCGTATATCCCGCTGCGCACACCGTTGCTACTCGTCAAGGTCAAGGTCAAGTCCAAATCCAAGGTCATCATCGTCAATCAACTCGTCAAGGTCAATCTGGCCGCTAATGCGCTGGCGTTGGAGTTTCAGCTTGGCGCGGTCAATTTCGGCACGTTCGTCATCCTTCTCCATCTTGTGCCATACCTCCAATGCTTTTTGCAAACTCTTTTGTGTGCGCCCAAGTGCTTCATCTAATTGCATACGTCGCTTCAACTCTGGCTCTGCAACATGGGTAGCCGTGTCCACTGCTTCGGTGGTGCTATTGCCATCCCATGCCTCACCTGATTTGTTGCGGTTGATATACGAGGTTGTATTCGAGCCTTTTTGCTTTGTTACACTATCAATAATCATGCCACCAGGTGTTTCTTTTACTTTGCGGATTTCCTGTAATATGCGCTTTTCACGAATTTTGAGTGTATCAATTAAGAGTAGTTGTTGGACATATTTATCGTAGTCAGCATCTAATATGGCACGTTCTTCATCATCAATTAAATCTGCCGAGAAAAATACTGTTGCATATTCATGAGTCTTTATAGCAAATTTATTTCTTATTGGACCACCTAAACCTCCTTTATTTCCAGCAGCGTTTTTATTACCCGGCTGTGCGCCTCGTTTTTTTAAGTTGGTTTCGGCGGTTGCGCCGCTTTCAGTATTTTCCGCAATTTTTGAAGCAGATTTTTTAGTGGATTTATTTGTAGAGATATTTTTGCCCTGTTCCGAACGCTCCTTATTATCATTTGGAACGCTCCGTATTTTTTCGGAACGCTCCGTATTTTTTTTTGACTTAGGCGTTCCGCTTGATTTCATATCCCAATTATCTTTAGCTTTCCATCCTCGCACTGTGCCTTCCGACACATTCAAGCGGTCGGCAATTTCATTTAGCTGAAGTTCACCTTTGCTTTGAACATACAGCTCTCGCGCCTTATCTCGCTCTGGACTACGTTGTCGCGGCATCACCTCTCACCTACTTTTTACACATAGCGTAAGCTATCATTTAGTGCTTCGTGCCTTTAATCACAACCGTAATCCCTGTTATTGTAATCGCACTTGCGCTTGTGTTATTAAGTTCTATTCGAACGCCATCGGTAATAAACGGGTCTGTAACTGTATGGGTATAACTTTCAAAGCAGATGCTTTTAGAATTTAACGTTCCCATTCCGATAATGCCTCGCTCTGAAGCAACAGTGTCAACACCAGCAACAGGGCGCACCAGTTCAATGCTGAACTCGCCTAAGTTGCCCGGCCCCACGCCCGATATAGTTCCAGATAACCGTACATCAATATTTAAGTTTACATAACCATCAATTGCTTTAAATACTAATGCCCCATTTGGTGTTATACCCCATTGGTCAGCCGTTGTATTTGCCATTCTTTCAATGTTGTCCGGGAAAGCAAATCCTTGCAATAGATTTCCTTTTGCACCAGAAGCAATATTAATATTGACGAGGCGTGAAATTCTGAATAAGTAGCCGTCAGAACGTAACGCTGGAGTTTCGCCGCCTATATCTACACTGCCATTGAATGATGCATTTCCGTTCCATGTATTGCTACCAATGAAATTATTATCGCCGTTTAACTTGGCGTATGCGCCAGCAAGTTTTATATTTTCTATCCATTGTTCAAATGGTAAAGTGTTATTGATAGGGTCTAGGCTTTGCCACGCTTGCCAAGCATTTATAAGGGCTTCTGGGCTTCCCACGTCGCTAATGCTGGTTGTCTTTGTTCTGAAAATTGCAGTATCTGAATCCCTGTCACCAACATATATAGCAAGCGTTCCATTTGTGTCATTAACCCATGAACCGCCACCAATGAGCGGAACACTTGATGCCAGCCGTGCCTTTAGAATATCTGTTTCGCCATTTATGACTGTGTTTAGAACTATATCGCTTTCTAATGTCTGCGTAACCTTGCCCGATAACACCCGGTTAGTTTCCTGTAGTGCGCTGTTAAGTTCTGCAAGTCCGTTCCCCAAGGTAGAGTTCAATTCAGCAATCTGCTGTTGCTTATCAGTTATAGCTTGCTCTCTGTTTGTGATTTCGGAAGATAAATCATTTTCAAGTGTTTGGAAATCGCTTTGTAGCACTTGGATATCTGCCAGTATGCTAGATAAGTCGCAGCCGTCACCTATTAGTTCTTCAAGAGTGTCGAGTTTAGATTTAAGGTCAGATATGTCAATTTCCGTTACGTCAACTATGCCCTCCAATGTAATAAGGTCAAATTGCAAGGTTGCGATAGCTGATAGAATACCGCTTAAATCCACATCGTCGCTAGGCAGGTTGTCAATTTGCAACTGCAAGTCGTTAATAAGTTGCAAAAGAACTTCATCTGTTAATTTTAATGAGGATACATCATTCTGCAATTCTGCTATATCTATAAGGATGTGACTTAAATCTGCTGCACCGCCGTCTGCCGGAACGCCTGTGTCCACATAAGCGTTTAGCATTGGGTCGAATATTAACCAGTGGTTGTTTCGTAGGTCTATCATAGGGATTCTAACAGACACGCCGTTCAAGGCAACCGAATCAGTGTAGGCTTTAGCTTTTTGCAGTGCCGCACCTATAGCCACCACATCCATTATCCGCTCAACTCCCATCCGTTGGTTGTGAAGAAATAAATATCGAATATCTTTGTATAGGCTACGCTTCCTACGGCTAACGCACTGCTTATTTGTTCTGGGATTTCATCAAGTGTGGCCGCATCTTCGATGAAAACTTCACAAAGGTTTTTGCTAGGGGAAACAGGCTTCGATTCAACAACTTGATACCGTTGGTTCGCCATATTAATCAGCCCTTTCAAGAAAATAAAAAAAGACCGCCAAGAGGGTCTATGTAAATATATCTGTACGAGGCATAGCCCCGCAGGGGCTGCTCCTCAGTTGTAGTTTTTCTTATTATTCGTATTCGCCGCGCTTGAAAGCCCAATCGGTGAGTTCCGTTAATTGTCCGACAATGTACTCTGCGTTCCCAACATCTCCCCAGTTTATATCATCGGAGTTTGTTTCCATGTGGTTTTCCATAAAGCTGGTAAGTTCTCCGAGCAGGGTATTTGCCTCTGCTACTCTTGCCATGAATTCGGCTAATGCTTTTTCGTTTTTCATATGCTCCACCCTCCCTTTAGTGTTGCCCAGCGTTTCTGAATGTCCATCCACTTTTTTTGGTATATCGTGCGGTTGTTACTTCCATGCCGTTTGAACCGCCGCCCTTATGCTCGTATTGCATATGCACCTGCACCCAGTATCCAAGTTCGCCGGTTTCCTTATCTTTGAAAACGCTATTGCTGAAGCTGGAAAGGTTGCAACTTTTGAGTATCGCTGCGAATGCCCCGGTTTGGTCTGCTATATCGGCTGACATGAAGCTGATGTGTACATTGCCTCGGATGGTGATTATTTCCGGCTGGTAGAAGGTGCAGTCTACTTTTGCAAACTCTTTTGTGTGTTCAAAAAGTTGGGTGAAATCAATCGTTTGTGCGAAGGCTACCAAGTCTTCATTGTGGTTGTCTACCGTTACCCTTTTCATGATTGCTATCATTTTCGTTTCCTCCTTGGGGGTTTTGTTTGCGTTTCCGCTGTATACATTAATCACTCAGGAGGGCATTAAAAGCAAGTCAATTGTGGGGCGTATACTACACAATCATTTGGGCTGAGTAATGAGTTTTTGTGTGTAACAAGCACAAGCCAGCCGTTAGTATATAGCTGGCCTATGCAGTATGGGCTTTATACCGCCTCGGCGTGGGTGGTTTCGTTTGCTGCTGTGGCTTCTGGCTCTTCTTTGGTCGGTGCGCCATTTTTCCAACTTGAATTCCCATCCAGTTTTGAAAGAAGAATTTTTCTTGCTGATTTGTATTCAGCACCTATCATCCCAAGGGAAAGCAGGAAGCACCTCATGGCGTATTTGGGCGAACCTTCAATTGGCTTTTCTTTAGCTGTGACACGCTTTTTGGCCTTTGCAGTGGCGCATAGTAGGCTTATAAGTGTGGCGTAGGCTTCTGCTTCTTCAGCAGTTTGCATCCCAAACCAAGGAAATTTTATTGTTCCATCTATTACTTGGATGGGGAGTTCTTCTGCACCAAGAGCAGCCTTTATAAGTGCCTCCTTGGCCGTTACCAGTTTGCACAGGTTTTCGAGTTTATCTGGGTTAAAGCCGTCTAAGGGCATTTCTATGGTTAAGCATTGAGGCATTTGGCAGTCGCTCTCAAGCATACCATCTTCACCGGGGTAATCGCGCCGTTGCTTTCCTGCGCCGAGTTCTTCTTCAAGGGTCAAATTGTCGGTAAACTCTGGGGTTTCTTCGAGAGTTGGCGTTGAGTAATCCGCACTGGTCGGGATTAAGTCGTGCAACCCTTGTAAGTCGGCCACAAGCTCCCAATTGTCATCCCCGGTGAGTGTGCCATCCCTGTCAATGATGTAATCACCCACTTGGTATGCAAAGTGTGGTGCGCCTAGGTATTTGGAAGGGGTATTAAGTTCTTGGCTAATAGCTTCTACTAATGATTTACGCTTTGCGCCGGTTAATTCATATCTTATAGTCATGTGAATGACCTCCTTGTTTTTGGGGCTTTGCGCCCGTTCGTTGCATACATTAATCACTCAGCTTGGCTGTAAAAGCAAGCAAATAATCAATTGTAAATGTACCAAAAATCAAGGAGGGTTCTGCATAACTTCATGTGCAATACCACCGAGGACAAAGACTACACATGGAAGGGCTACGCCATTACCCCAGAGGCGGTATTCAGCCGAATCGGTATGGGGGTTCTTCAGCCATTTTATTATTTGGCTTCGGCTTTTGGGCTTGGCTGATTTTCCTACTGCTTTCCGATGGGATTCAAAAACCTTCGACCAAAACGCAATATCATCCTCTGTTGGGTCAAAAGTTTCCAGACCAAAGCACCAGTCAAAAGGAAAGCCTTGTAGCATGGCACATTCCTGTGGAGTTAATCGGCGTACAATATATTGGTTCTGCGTCACCAAAGGAGGGGCCTTGTAATCTCTTGCTTGGAGCGTAGGGGATTTCTCTTTGCAAATTTGTGCATAGCTTCCGGTAGTCATCGTGTAGGCGAAATCGTTTTTCACCATTACCATGTGATTTTCCACAGTATTTAGTGTGGGGCAAACATTTTTGCTTATACCGCTACCTCGGTGGGATGGGCGCGTGCCGTTTCCTTCCATACACACAACCACTTGACCGCCATTTCCAGAGCAAGCCCCGGTATCAAGTGTGCGGCTGATTTCCATTTCATATATTCCACTATTCGGATTTCCAGATTTCATAGAATTACTATTTTGAGAGCATATACCGAAAACGTGGGAAGAAGGTTCGCTTTTTAATACAAGAGGCACATTACCACCACCGGTACCCATGCGCTTTGTTAGCGTTTGAAATGTTCCGCTTTCATCTAAATTAATACGGCTGTCATTTGGATGGTTCTCTACGGCAATGGCCGCTTGATTGTCACCCATATGGGCGCGAAGAGTACTGGCCGTTTCATTCCAAGCATGACCGCCATACCCAAGCCGAGACACTGCTCCGGGTTCAAACCCAACTACCTGCCGTGGATTGCTTGGGCTTCCAGCGGTATCCGAAGAATTGCTGGCAGTTCTTTGCCACGGATAGCTGAACGATGAAGGATGCCTTGACAAGCGCGACTCGTTAAATTGTATTTCTCCGGCACGTTCGCCATTAAAATCGAGGACAATGAAACAACGGCGGCGTCTTTGGGGGATTCCCCATAAACTCGCACACATAGTTCTCCATGCAAGGGAGAAACCATCTCCCACGATTTCACCTGCTCCGAGCCATTTTCCCTTTTTAGGCATAGGGATAGATAGGGTTTGGTCTTTGATTTTGACGAGTTCACTTAACACCTCCAAAAAGTCTCTACCTTGGTTGCTTGAATACATACCCGGCACGTTTTCAACTACAACGAACCGTGGGGATTGATGCCCCGTGGCTTCTCTCATTTCACGAATGACACGCACCATCTGAAAAAATAACCCGGAGCGGTCACCACGCAAACCATCACGCTTACCTGCCATAGAAAGATTTTGACAGGGAAAACCGCCAGTGATTATATCCACAGGGGGAATCATTGCACCGTTTATTGTATTTATATCCCCAAGGTGCATCATTTGCGGAATCCGCTTTGTAGTGACACGAATTGGGAACGGTTCAATTTCGGATGACCATATCGGTTCTATTCCACATAGTAGCCCAGCAAGAGGAAATCCACCAGAGCCATCAAAAAGAGAGCCAAGCGTCAGCCTATTCATTGGTTATCACATCGCAGTGCGGTATTTTTGCACCGTTACGCTCCAAGAATACGTTGCTATCGCTTCCTAGAAGTTCTATATATCTCCGTACAATTACATCACAATATTTGGGGTCAAGTTCCATTAACCGAGATTCACGCCCGGTCTGTTCAGCGGCAATCATCGTAGTGCCAGAGCCACCGAATAAGTCCAGAATAATATCGCCTTCAAGTGAACTATTCTGTAAGGCTTTTGCCACCAGTGTCACAGGCTTCATAGTTGGATGTTCCGGGGATATCTTTGGGCGTGGTATTTGCCAGAGGTCGGATTGCTTTCGGTCTTTCAGAGGATACAACCGTTTGCCGCTATCTAGCCAGCCATACCATAAAGGTTCGTACTGCGTGTGATAATCCTTCCTAGATAATACCAGTGAATCTTTTGCCCATATTATTGTACTTGACCAATGATAGCCCGCTTCTCGCATAGTGGTCATTACGTTGCTCCACTCTTGCGAACTCATGGCAACATATGTCATGCAACCTGGCTCTGAAGCCTCTGCCATACATTTGAAGGCTGACAATAAAAAAGCACCGAAGTCCTCGGCACTCATCTTATCGTTTAATATTTGTCTGGCTTTCCAGCTTGGATGCCGGGTATCAGAGCCATAATCCACATTCCAAGGGGGGTCTGTAAATATGCACCTTGCTCTTTTGCCGACCATAAGATTTTTAACATCAGCGGAGGAAGTGCTGTCACCGCACATAAGCCGATGGTTGCCCAACAACCAAACATCCCCACGCTGCGACACGGGGGTTTCAATTTCCTCGGCTACTTTGTCTGCGTCAAATTCATCTTCTTTGATTTCTGGAGTATCCCCAGCCGTACCGCTTTCAGAGAATAGCTTTTCAATTTCCTCAAGGTTAAACCCGGTTAATTCAATGTTGAAATCAAGTGATTGCAGTTCCTCTATTTCCAATGCCAGCATCGCCTCATCCCAGCCAGCGTTCAGAGCCAGTTTATTGTCGGCCAGTACGTAGGCTTTCTTTTGGGTTTCGGTCAAATGCTCCACGAATACACAAGGGATTTCTTCCAATCCCTCTTCCTTTGCCGCCAAAACACGACCATGACCGGCAATGATATTAAATTCATGGTCAATAAGCAATGGGTTCACGAATCCAAACTCTCGTATACTTGAGCGTAGCTGAAGAATCTGTTCTTTGCTGTGTGTTCGTGCGTTTCTAGCATAGGGGATTAGTTTATCAATGCTAATTTGCTCTAATCGTTCCGTGGTGTTAATTTCCCTACCATTCATGTGAGTCTCCTTACTTTCATGATGAAAGCGACGCAGTGGTAGGGTCTACGCCGCTTTTTGGATTGCAAAAATTAAATACCCGCAACCATAGAGGCGCGGGTACAGGGGGTCAATTAGCTAAAATTTCACACTGCAATTCTAACACACTCATTATGCCATGGCAATGCCCAGTGTGTGAACTGCGCTATTTTTTGGACAGATAAAGTCCATCAATGCCAAATAACAAAGCTGTTAATCTCTCGACCGCCGCATCAACATCTTTATATATTGTCCTTTTGTCCAAATATTCTTCTTTCGCTAGGTCACTTACTGTCTTAGGTTCATCTGCAAGGTACAGCCAATATATAACCCTGTATCGCCGTGAATCCTCGTCCTTTGGTGATCTGTCGCAGTATATTTTGTATAGGTCAATCATCATGTCTATGTGGTCTACAATAATCCGTGTTCTCACTGCACTTTGGCGTATACTCTCTATTTCAAGATTTGCATCTGTATTGAAACTTTCAAGTATATCTGCAAGGGTATAGCCTCCGCCTTGGTCTATAGATTCAGTATCGTAAATTGCGCTCTCACAATGGTCTACCAGTGAACGATATTTTCGGAGCAATAGTTTTGTATTAGCCTTTCTCTTATCGTGTTTAGTCTTGGCTGCCGTTGCCTCCTCTTCACGAAGCCTATCTATGACGAAATTAGTAATCTCCTTCAGCATAGCGGACTCCAGTTTTAGTTCTTGATTCGCCATAAATCTTCACTCCCAATTTTTTATTTTGACACTGCAACAAGCGACTTGTTATAATAACGGTGTCGAGACGTTACTTAACTGGCCGCTTGTTTCAGCATCTTGGGAGCAGTGGCTTTTTTATTTTGGCGTAGAACTTTCGTAGATTGCTCCATTAAGAATTTTGGTAATTTCGACTGCAATTTCACGAATATGCCCATTTTGCTGCTGCCACACAGTCGGCAACATTGTATCGTTGCTGGCATCTTTTGCGTATTCATCTGCCACGTTCAGCACTTTAATCATGGCTTGCATTTTTTGACCAATATGTTCCAGATTGCTTGTAGCTTCTCTCAATGATTCAGCACGGGCTTTCCAGTGGTCACGACTGCTTGCTGACTCTCTCGCTTCACCCTGTAGGCGCAAGACGTGTCCAGCAAAGTCTTGATTGATGCGTTGCGCAGATTCCAATGCTTCTAGCAAAACAATGACATCGTTCTGCACCGCTTGCCAAATTGGTGCTTTGTCCATACCGCCTACAAGTGCCGCACTTTCAGTAAGATTTTTTTGCCGCGCACGAATGGCAAGAACATCAATGTTGCTCATGAAAATCCATCCTCTCAAATTTATATACCCATACCCAAGGGTTATCCGCCCAATAATGCCCGTCTCCGCACTTGTCGTTTATTTTGCTCCAAAGGTGAGCATAGGCTCTAGCCCATTTTGTCTTTGCGCCGATGTAATTGCCCCAATCTTGCATGACTTCATCAGCAGGTTCCCCAGCAATTGTGCTAGATTCGTCTTGCTTGTCACCGGGAAGCCAATCATTTTCTGTCAGACCTTCCGCTATGCAATCGTCATCAGATATATCTTGCAACCGTTCCGCTCGAACGGCAGTCATTCGGAGGAATATCCTCGCAGCGGATTTTGGCATATGAATAGACGGCTTCCATTTGTCATTATCATCCAACATGTTATTTCTGCCATTGCCACATCCAATTTCATCATCTGCACGGTAACAGTAGATTGCATCACTACCATCGTAACCAGCTATTAGCCAAGTTTCACGTACATATAAAGCATCTCCGGCATTGTATCTCGGCGTACAGGGTACAAACTGCCGCACCTTGTGTCTAGTCATCCCATTCGGCAATTTAACGGATGGCGTTGGCGGCTCTGTTTCGCACAATATATCCCTGTTTATCTCAAATACGCTATCGGTAAACTTAGGCTTAATTATTCGCCGTGTCTGTGTTTTGTTCCCTGCTAAAATTGACTTAACCATTGGGGTACTGAAAAGTATGGGCTTCATTGTCCATTATCCTCTCTTTGGATGGTGAGGCATGGGTAGGTCATCAAACTCATTGTTCCTACCCATGCCAAGCATTACCGCCTATGATTTACGTCTGTATTTTGCAAACACATCGGAAACGTCAGTTTTTGGTGTAACATTTTTGTTATTTGCTACATCAGAAAGAAAATTTATTCCGTCGGTTAGCTGGGTTTCCTTCGTAGCGGCTATGCTTTTTGTTATGGCTTCACGATTGACTTCTACTTTCGCCCGAATTTCCTTCAGTGCAGTGTAAGGAAATGACAAGCCGCAGAATATACATATCGTGCTGTCCGGGTTAGTTCCTTGGAATACATCAAGGCAAGTGCCTGTTTCCCGTATAACAGCGTCTAGGTCTATTTGGGTGGAAGCCGAAAGCCCAATGTACTTGATAACCCTGTCTGTTTCGGGAGGGGCAAATATGCTTTCACTGATGGACTTTATTAGCCTTGGTGTGTTGCTTGTGTTTTTAACCATCTTGCTGATAATAGCTGCGCCGCGAGTTGACAGCAGTTCTTTTATTTCCGCCACATCAATATTACCTCGCATGTTTTTATGTTGCGGAATGTCGATGAAGGAGTCAAACAACTCCACGAAGTCACGGTTGATTGTAAACTTATCGGCTCTGTTGTTGTCCAGAATGAAAGTGGCGCAAGCATTTTCTATTCCTTCCAGTTCTTTGAAGCACTCATATGAATTGATGAATGCTTTCATTGACTCGGAACTGGATGGCAGTATGGTTATAGCCCCAACCTTTTTATTCGTGTGCTGAATGAGCAAGTCAACCAGCATTGGTGATGAACCGGAACCCGTACCACCGCCGGAACTAAAAATAATGTAAATGTACTCTTCCGGGAGTTTTTGCTCTATCTGCTCTGAAATTGCTTCAAAGTCCTCAAAGATTAAATCCTTGGCTTTGTCACGGTCTTTATTACAGCCCTCGCCGCCTTTGATGTGGTAAGTGTGCTTTGCTTCGTTAAGCGTCTCCAAGTCTTCACGGGAAGTGTTAATGAATAAGACATTGTACCCACGTTCTTCAAGTAATGAACCTATGTTGCCCCCGCCTTGACCTACGGCGATAAATCCTATGTTGTTTCTCATTTCATGGCCTCCTTCAGCGCATTTATACCTTTGTCCGTGATGAAATATGTGTGTTCACGGCTCTCTTTGATACCATTTTCCGCATACCCATTTTCGATAAGATGCTTTAGCCTTCGATAGAGGGTATCGTTTTTTACCTCAAATTCCGAAAGTATTCTCTTCCGGCTTGTCGCACTCATTTTGGTTTTTGCTTGGCAAGTGTTCAGCATGAAATCCAAAAGTGCATAATCCAGCTTATCCATTTAACTCTTGCCAACCTTTCATACCGTGGATTAACTTTTCATAACTCGGATTACCGTTTCATACCGTGGATAAACATTGCAATGGTATCACCTCATTTCTCCAAAACTTTCTCAATGGCAACTTCTACTCTGTGAATGGTAGTTATGCCTACGCCCTTCATTTCTTTAAGAGCCGCTATTATTTGCTTTGTCAGATTTTCTGGGGCTTTGTTTGGCTCATTCTCCGAAGTTACTTTCCCAGCTTCCAGTCCACAGGCATATCGCTGCTCCATGTAATCTACGAGTTGTTGGTCAGTCAGCTTACGGAGTGACACCGCCTTTTCGTGGATTTGGCGTTCTTGCTCATTGCGTCTGCAATTTCGTTTTTTAGGCATTTACGCCACCCTTTCTGTCAGTAGTTCTGGGTTTTCATGAATATTTCCGATGATTACCGTTTCTTCTTGCAAAAAAGAATTTAGTTTAAACCCGGTAAACATATCAATCTGCAAATGTTCTGGTATAGAAACCACCCAGCCGTCATCGTCCCATTTCACAACACCGATATATTCCATGCCTCGTTGCAAAATATCTCCATCAAAAACCCTTGTGCCGTGCTTATCTTTCGAACCTGTATATTGCATGACCAACATACTCCCCATGTAAAATTTCTTATTCATCATCGGGAAGAACAGCCCTGCTTTTGTGGTATCCTCGTCTGTTGTCATGAAACCGACATAGCCTTTATCAAAATATATCATTTTACCGCTGTTCCACGCCCTAAACTGCAATCTATCTTCGTCCATTTCAACCCTTCCTTCTATTTTTAAATTCAATATACTGTCGCTTGTATTCGTAAGAGTCTGCGAAGATATTCCTCGCTGCCTTTACAAGCTGTGGCTCGAAAGGTTCAGCTTTTTTCAAATCATCTTCAGCTTTGCTATTGAACGGACACCCTGCACAGCCAGTACGTTTCATGCCGTAAACTTCATAGCAGTCGGAGTAACGAATGTTGCGCCATTTCTTGTACGCTGCCTTATCTGCATCAGTCCAATATAGTAGAGGGTTGAATCTACTTGCATCGCTACTATCTCCAAGCGAGAAACACCCATTAACACTTACTGCTCGTCTTCCGCTCTCAGCTTTACGCATACCCATGACTACTAGGTCGATGTTATGTTTTTTGATGTAGTCATCTGAGGTATACTTCTTTGCATAGTCACAGCATTTTGCTGATATTGTAAAAAATGGAGGTTTTAACATGATAAATTCGCGCAAAAGCCGATGTCGTCTGATTGTGTAAAATGGCTTTACGTTAGCGGGGTATCTATGAAACCACCACTTTAAGCCAGATTCGCACTTTCCATATTTTTCAGCAGTTGCTACTTCTGAAGCGTCTAACCAGTCAAAATTATGCATCTGAAGCATATTCATCATTTCACTAACTGCTTTGGTAAAAAATGGCACTCCATGCTCGTTGCAAGCCGTAACTATTGATTTTCTGGGCTTTTCACGGTCAATAGTTATACCAAGGTATTCCAAATGCCGCTTGGATGCTTCGTATTCAAGCCCAGTATCAAAAAATACAAATCTGACTTCTGGACTGCCCCACAAGTAAGGCTTCAGCAGTTCGTACAAATCTAAAATAGTATCGCTATCCGAGCCGCCAGATATAGAAAATGCTATCCTCTGATGCCCACTTAGTACAGATACCGCTTTTTCTAAGGAGTGTGCCTTTTGTGAGCCGGGTTCTGCCTCAATGCATTTACATATTTCCTGCATAACTTCCGTTATTGTTTTCACGGCCAACTCCTTACTAAATGGCTATTGTGCTTTTTAGTCCTGCCATAGTGCTTATTTTCAAGCCGCACATCTCGGGCAAATTAGCCCTCACCAATGCTTCAGCGAACGGAGGCGGTACAGCATTTCCACATCTGGAAACCTGTGCGGCTTTGGTGATGGGTTTGCTGTTCAGTCCTTTATCTATTGTGTAATCTGGCGGAAAGCCTTGTGCATTGAATAACTCCCTTGGTGTAAGCATCCTCAAGCCGATGTCAACTATGGCATATTGCTCTCCGTGAATAGTCACCAGATCGAATCTATCCTGGGCAGTGATGGTATTAAGCGGCTCGACTATTCCTTGCGCATCGCCTTGACCATAATATTTAACCAAGAAAGCACGAACCTCCCCAAAGTGATTACCTCCGGCTGTTATAGTACGCATTGGCTCATCTAAGGCATTGCCCGTTTCTTTACCCTTCAGCTTTACGAGGCTTGATGTTACGATGGCATTATGGTCTATTGCTGTCACAGTATTAAGTGGCTCAGTTATGGCATTTCCACTTCCTTGATGACCACCACTGTAATATTTGGACATGAAAGCCATTACCAAGCCGTAGCGGTTAGCTCCATCAGCCGTAAAGAGCGGTCGTTTTAGGCATTGCCCTCGTACTTCTTTGCCAGATTGCTCACCGTGATACTGGATAAGCGTTGGGGCAACAAGTCCGTATCCATTTACAGATGTGACTGTGTTTAGTGGCTCACCGCTTCGTTTTGGTGAATTTTCAAATTTGAAATCCACAATAAACGGCTCCGGGTTTTCAAATACGAATTTTTGTAATCCCTTTGCAATACGCTTAAGTGTTGATTCGGCAAGTGGCCGCACGGCTCGAAGGCCATACTTTTCCCATATTTCTTCCGCAGTATCGAAAATAGAGGGGCAGGGAAGCGTCCAGTTGATGATGTCGGCCGCAGTGCGCCAAGGCTTCAACTTCCCAGCCCTTACCGCCTCACTTGCCGGATCACCGTGGGTGGGCTTCGGCCATACAATGGGCTTCCCATCGCACCGGGCTATTAAGAAGAATCGTTTTCGGATGGTGGGCGCGCCATAGTCACAGGCTCGTAACTCCCGGTAATCCACCTTATAGCCATATTTCTGAAGGGCATTTATAAAACTACTAAAGGTACGCCCTGCTTGCGCCTTTATGGGCTGACCGTCTTTAATCGGCCCCCAAGTCTTAAATTCTTCTACGTTTTCAAGAATAATTACCCGTGGGCGTACTGTTGCCGCCCACCGAACAGCTATCCATGCAAGCCCACGAATATCTTTCTCAACAGGCTTACCACCTTTGGCTTTGGAAAAGTGTTTGCAATCCGGGGAGAACCATGCAATTGCTACAGGTCTACCATTCGTTACCTTGCGAGGCTCTACATCCCATACACTTTCACAATAATGCTTTGTGTAAGGGTGATTTACCATGTGCATGGCTATTGCGGCCTCATCATGATTTATTGCAATGTCAACAGGTCGGCCAGTTGCTAATTCAATTCCTGTGCTTGCACCGCCGCCTCCAGCGAAATTGTCAATTATAAGTTCGTGCATTGGTTAAACCCCTTATGTGCTGAAATCCATAAAATGCGTACCGCTTTTCATATGTCTCTTTATAGCTGCCGGCCGCATCCACGACCGGGCAAATGCCTCCCATACCTCGTCATATTTATCTTTGGTATCGGCAAAGCCTCGATATAGCATTGCAAAGGGCATAGCCCCAGCGTTATAAACCTCATGTAGCCGCACCTTGTTCTTTTTCATGTCATCACCGATTAGTACGTAGCACTTAATCTTCTCCCTATTGAATCCAACCGCAGTCAACTTTGCGGCTGCTTGTTTGAGTTTGGGGAGAGCATCGTCAGTATCGCAAGCCAGCCAGAGTTCGGATATTCTGCTGTGTTTTTTTGTGCCTCTTGTGTAATAAAGGCTTCGCAGTGTTTCGCAAAAGTAATCATCTATCAGTTCAGCCGATAGGCCACCCTTGAAGCAAATACCCTTTTGGGTGCGGAGCATATCGAAAACCTTGTCTTTATGCGCTCGGCTGGCTTGCAAAAAATTATTGTCTTGAATTATGTTGCCTTGGTGGATTGTAATTTCCCGAAGCCGTCCTTCAACAAGCGGAACTCTGCACCATGGGCATTGATTGTTACATCCTCTGGTCGTATAAGTGATACCAGCCTTGATATACATGCCGGGTATAAACTCATCTGCTTGAGAGCCATAAGCTGGGCCGCCAAGTTTAACAGGTCTGTTTGTCTGCCCTTCCCAGTGGTAAGCAAGATGTTCACACAGCTTCTTATCCCACGTAAATGTGCAGGATATATGAACTTCTCTGTGTTCGGGAATTCGGTGATGTTCTGATGGTTCACCAATGAAGGCCATGTCATCATCGGGTGTAAATTCCGTATGCCGCCGAGGGAAAACTCTGATTATGCCATTCACGCTACATAATCTCCCGGAAGTCGATGTATGGATTTTGATACTCAAACAGATTACGCTTGACGATGTATGCTTTGTTTTTGGCTGTAGCTGGAGATTTGACATCCTCTACGACCTTGATGTAATACTGCTTCCCATCGCTCCCAAAGTATGCATTTATATTTAGGTCTAGCTTATCAATGTCATGCACCATTTCTTCGTATTGGAAATCAGCGGAGTAACTAACTGCCCTGCGCTTTTTGGTTTTCGGAACCAAGATGAACTTGGGTTGTAGTTTTAAGTTTTTGATTTCTCCCGCCTTTTCCAATAGCTTTAATTCTTGATATCGCCGGGCTTCTGCTTGGCTATCGAAAGTTATGCCGTTCACCTTTGTTTTTATGTTGCGGTATTTGCTCTGCTTAAGAGTCGATTGTTCAGCTTTAAGCCGTCGATATTCGTCTTGGGATATTCTCAATGTAACAACCCCTTACCATAGATTTTGCATCATCTGCAATTATGCGTTTTCGGTATATATGGAATGTGTACCGTCAATTAGCATCTCTTCCTGTTCGCTAGTTGTGTAGCCGATGGCCTTGAGGTAGTCATATATCAGAGTGAGAGATTCACTGGGTTTATATTTTCCGATATTGTCTAAGCAAGACACATTCCCTGGCTCCATGCGGCTATAAGCACCTTTGAATATAAAGGTTCCGCTGGTTTTAGTGTCATGGTGTGAATCAAGAATTCTGTTGATGGCCTCGTCTCTGGTTTCACCATCGCCTTTATCCCAGCTTTGACGAAACTTTTTATCAATACCAAACATGGCTCGGATTGTATCTTCGCTGGAATGCATTGTGCTGAAAAGTGCAATGGTAGCCATTTTATTAACCGCTTCGGAGGTTTCTGCCGTGGCGTTGAACTTTTTGGCAAAGGTTAGCCGCATTTCATATGCTTGCTTAAACATCCCCTTGATTCGAGATATATGGGCTTCTTTTTCTGCCTGTTCTTGCGCTTTTCGTTCTTCAGCTTCGGAGTTGGATGCAGGCTCATCCCTTTTTGTATATATAGTGATTCCGCTGAAGCCTTGCTCTACGGTATAAAACAATTCATTGCCAGCAAGTTCACCATCTGGCTTTTCGGCTTCACTTGCCAGATTTTGTACAGCTTCCAAATCCCCCTGGTCGTATCGGTAATAATTCCAATATTGGGCTTTCAGTGATTTGTGGTATTCTTCCGGCGTTGCTTCTGTGGCAAATCCCGCTATGATACGGGCGAGTTGCATTTTTCTGCCTTCTTTTTCTTGGGCATCCAAGGCCGCCTTTAAAGCCCAATCAAATTCCCGTGTGCCGATTACGTCAAAGACCTCTGCTTGCTTTTCGGGGTTCTCGACCTTATAAACCTTCTCGTAATCGGCAAGGTCTATGGGTCTGTCTTGTACACGTTCAATGGCTTCTTTGCCGAAGGTTTTAACAATTTTCACCCTGCGGCGTACAGTGGTTTCCGAAAGTCCTGTTTTTTCGCTGACCTCTTTGATACTATCTCCCCAATCAAGCATTAGCTGTATCCCTTGGGCTTCTTCAAGCAAAGTGAGTTCTTTTCTTTGCATGTTTTCCGAAAGCATAACGGCAAGTTGGTCTTTGACATCCATGTCAGTTGCAATTAAGCATGGTACTTCTGTCAGTCCTGCCATTTTTGCGGCCGCACTGCGGCGGTGACCTATAACCACCGTGTAATCGCCGGTGTAGGCTTTTTTACCAGTGATTTTGCGCTGATATAATTCCATGTCAGCGGGAACTACCGTGAGATTTTGCTGAATCCCTCTTGTTTTGATACTCTCGGCAAGTTCGGTTAAATCACCCAAACTTCCCCGCGGATTATTTGGGTGTGGATGTAGCCTACTAAGTTCAATGTTCGGCAATTGCATATTTTCCTCCTGTGTTCGGCTTCATGAGCCTTTATTATTAAACCGTCTTCGGTGAAAGACCTTTATTGCGCCGATGCGCTTTGATTGAAACTGAGCAGTGTAAGTTGCCGTGGTGGTTGCCCCCAAGAAAAACCGTCATCAAGAATATTCCAGAGCATCGCATCCGTTTCTGCCCAATTCTGCCCCAAAGTGGTAACCATATCAGTCCAATCTTCTATGTCATGGTTATGCAAATCGCCCAGCGATCCAATATGTCTAAGTTCATGATAGAAAAGTGCAATCCGCTGTTCGAAGGATTTTCTTTCAAAAAGATGCTGACGAATCTCGAATACATACCAATAGCCCCATATCTTTGTAAGTTCCTTTGCGGCTTTTTTAACTTGGCATACCCAAGGGTTACCCGTTGGTGGTTTGTTTTCGTAGGAAACATGGTCTTCTATAAAAAGAATCCGCCTCACATCTATGTGTTCTAATTCTTCAAATTTAGCAATCAGCTTTTTGGCAAGCGGAGCATACTCATAATTTTTTATCCAATGACGTGGACTGTATTTTCCATTGTCGATTTGTCCACGAAGATGCAAGCTACCGTTATCCGTGTGCTTTGTATATTGCAGGGCATAGCCGCCTTCTACGCATTCGTCAAATTCAACTTCTCTGGTATGTTCATCTTGGATAATAATTCGTTTTCCCATAGCCTATCATCCTCCCGTCAGTCCTAGCTCCGCATATAAAGCGGCTTTGTTCTGTTCACCTTTTTGAGTTCTCCAACTTTGCCCTGTGACCTCGAAAAATGTACACATTTCCACAAGGCGATTATAGATTCGGTTAGATGGGTCGGTTAGCCTTGTTTTTGAATCAACGATGGAGAGGTTATCACGAATTTCATCTATCTTTTTACCCTTGCCATCTTCGCCAATTCGTAAATTTGTGGTGATTATGGTGGGCTTGTTTGCACGGTATCTAGTGTCGATGATGGCATAGAGTTTTTCGTAAGCCCAATTTGTTTTATACTCAACACCAAGGTCATCAAGTATTAGCAGACTGGCTTCCCCGATGGTATTAAATACATCAGTTTCTCCCATATCTCCATGCTGGTCATAACTGTCCTTAATAACCGCAAGAATGCGAGATACGGATATAGCCATGACTGCTTTCCCCTGCTTGTAAAGTTCATTGGCGATAGCAAAGCTGAAGTATGTTTTGCCGTTGCCAGCTTCGCCGTGGAGAAGGAGACCACGATTATTAGCAAAAACCGTTTCCCAACTGGCACAGTATCGTTTGCCAAAATCAAGTAAGTTTTGGTTGTCTGGCCTATGCTTCCAATTTTCAAAAGTGGAAGTAGCAAATCGCTCGTCCATTAGCGAATAGGCTCTGAACTTATCCAACCTGCGACGCAGGTTTTTTTCTTTTTCAGCTTCTTCTTCCCGACGCAATTCATCACTTCGACATCTGCATATAACTGGTACTCGCCGCTTTGCATCAAGTATCATGATATCTTTTCTGAGTGGATCACCACAGGTTTTGCAATGGGGCAGAGGTTGGCTGAAATCTCCCGAAGCATCGCTTGCGATTACTTGGAAAATTGATACTTCATGCTCGGTATCAGAGTTTCCCCGATGTAATATTTCTGTATGGGTCATCCTCTCCTCCGATTTGATAATTTGCGCCATTGTTTGCATTTGGTTTTTCTCCTCCGCCTAATCTCGTTTTTGAGGCATTTCTATTGGCTTCGTGTATTTCGTGTTCCGCTAAAGTCTTGATGTTATTGCAAATGCAATTATTGACTATGCTTCTGGCATACGGCCAATTGCGCTTGTTCATGTCGATGCTGACATCAATGGCTTTGCAGATGAGTTCGCCTTCAACTCCCTCGTTCAAAAATTCCGCAATTTCCATATAGGCAGTCGGGCTAAGTAAATTCCCCATGTGTTGTTGATAATATTTTTGTATGTGCTGGATTACGTTGCCATGCTGGTCAATTGCGGCCTTGACGTTAATGAGGCTGTTTTGTGGTTGTTCTTGCGGTCGTTTATCGTCCTCAATTATCGTGTGGTCTGCGTTGTGGTCGGGCTTGTGGTCGTTTAACGGCTGATTAGTATTACTAACAACATCAACGATAATATCTTCAGTAGTTATACTGTCGTTGTTGTTAATAATGGGTCGGGGTTGCGGTTGGTATTGCGGTCGGGCTTGTGGTTGCTCTTGTGGTCGGGCTTGCAGTCGTTTAACGTCTGCAAGTTCAAATGAAATAATTTTATAGATAGGGGCTTGGTTGCCCTTTCTTTTTATCCACTCAATTCGTCCAGCTTGAACAAGCATGTTCCTGGCATCTTTCAATGCCGTGCTTTGAAGTCCAGATTTGCCCATAAGGACTGACTGTGCGACGGTAATCTGGTCTGGGTATCCTGCCCTTCGCCATGTGTCCATTAAGGCAAGCCATAATGCGATAGCCGATGTACCCAAGTTAGGATTAGTTTCACGCCAGTCGAAAAATCGTGCGACTTCTATTTCAAGATTGGGTTTCCAATAGTCCAATCAATCACCACCATTACATTTATTTAACACCTTCTCCATATAGGTCTGCCTGAGTTCCCGCTGACATTAATCACTCAATAGGGCTTTATTAGCAAGTTAATAATAGCGTGTATACTGCACAATCTTTTTAAGGTAGAGTCCTATGTTCTTGGTGCAATAGCCGTGATTTAAGCGCGGCCTTGACCTCATTCGTTGAAAATAATGCCGTATACATGATGCTTATTTGCGAAGGTATCACGCCCGATTTGATGGGCTTCGTCATGGTGAATTCTGCAAAGGCATATTTTGCGGTGGTCGCTGTCATCGTAAGTTTCACGGTTACGCCCCATGCCAATTACATCCCAGTGGTGGACTTCTCCATCAATGCCGCAGATAATACATTTCTTACGTTTCAACGATGAGTAGATTGCGGCGTTAATATCATCTGTGCGGTTAAGCATGGTGTCCATCAACGGTATATCAAATTCAAGGGCAAAATCTAAAAGATGGCTTATAAACCGCCGAGCGGTGCTTATGCTACAATCGCTGAATGAAAAGAAATCTTCCCCTGTTGCCCCCATGAAGTGGTATTTCATAATGTCCTTCAAAGGCTCTGGCATATAGCCCGTATGGGCAGCTATATCCGCAAGAGTGGCGTATGCCTTTTTGCGTTGCTCTGCGGTTATATGCCGCCCATCGTCTATTCTTATCTCGCCCTTTAAAGCGCCGTTTACCGTCAGCTTCTTTAGTGTGTCAGTTAGGCTCTCACGGGGCAAAAGCACTGTGAGATATGTTCCTTCGGGGGCTTCTCTATTCACTTTTGCAATTATTTCTCTGTGCATAGGTCACTCCCCATCGTCAATTTAGAAAAGCAATCCAGCTTCAGAAACAAACTGGCTTCTTTGTGCCGCTTGAACTTTGCCATTCCAGCCAGTCATTGCATTTGGGCTGCTGATGTTCAAATACTCCCTCGCCCTTGTAATGGCTACATAGAAAAGTCGGCGTTCTTCTTCTAGGTCACCCCGGTTTGGGAATGTGCCTTGCGTTGCGCCAATTATGAATACCTCGTCAAATTCCAGTCCTTTGCTACCGTGTACTGTCATCAAATAGACCTTGCTTGCATCACGCTCTTTGTCCTGGCGTTCAGCCACATTTCCAAGCCGTACCCATTCAAGCAGAGCGGCAGGGGTTTCTGGTTCACCGAGGTCAATTTGACGTTGGTGCCATTTGGTTATTGCATACCTTGCCCCACGGTCATCTATTTTGAGGGTAGTTGCAATACGGTTTGCACCTTCCGATATGTTGGCATTGGCATGGAAGCGCTCACGCACAAAGTTAAACTGAGATATAAACTGCTCGGCTTCCTTGGTGACTTTCAAGGCATCCAAAAGTGGTATATTGTCTTGTACCTGAGTCCAATCAGCATCTAGGAGAGCCTTTTTACTTGCCCTTATATTTGCTATCCTACGCACTGCGGTATCATCCAATGGGTTTTCTATAGCGGCAATCCACGCAATTAATTCTTTCGCACCCTTGCTTGAAAATGGATTGTCACTTGAAGAAGCCAGCGTTTCAAACTGGATGTTATTAGCCGTTAGTAGCCCTTTGGCTCGTTCAAGTTGCTTATTAGTTCTGGCAAGTATGGCAGTTGTTTTGTATGAGCCAAGTTTTTGATTTGCTTCTAATCGTGGCAAAATAGCTGTTATTTCAGCAACATCATCACCCGGTCTGCGGCACTCTATCTTTGCCCCTTCTTTCAAAGTGAGAAGTTGTTTTTCCGTTTGATGGTTATGTTTTATGAGGGCATTAGCAGCGCACACTATAGGGGTGGATGAACGATAATTCCGCTCCAGCTTTACTGTGTGCCATTGGGTATTTTCGGCAAGTCCTAAAATTATGGTGATGTCGCTACCCCGGAAGCCGTAAATGCTTTGAAAATCATCACCGACTACAAATACATTGTCGGGGTTTATGCCCTGCACGATTGCCCATTGCTCGGCATCCGTGTCTTGGAATTCATCTACAAAGATGTGTTTGTATTTCTGTTGGAGATTCAAACGGATATCTTCACGGTTATAAACTGCCTTTTTTACCGTATTTATTAAGCCATCAAAATCAAATGCGTTGTTGCGCCGTAAGCGAAACTCATATTCTTTCAAGGCTCGTTCCGCTTGCTGGCGGTCTGAGGCGGTCATGTTGTCTACTCGACCGGCTCTGAAATCGGCTACTCGCTTGGCAGGTATTTTATATTTAAGGCTCGTTAATACTTCTGCCAGAAGTTCATCGCATTCTGGCTGGTCGTATACGCTGAAATTTGGCTCATACCCGAGTTCATGGGCAAAGGCTCGAATCGTATCGACACAAAAGGAATGGAAGGTGTTACAGAACAACTCTTTGCCGTCAGCACCAATTAGGCCGATTACACGTTCTTTCATTTCTGCACCGGCCGCTCTAGTGAAGGTTAACGCAAGCATATTTGTTGGGCTGACACCCGCCTCATAGAGACGGGCAACACGCCGGGTTAATACTTGGGTTTTGCCTGTACCAGCACCAGCAAGGCATAATATTTGGGGCTGGTCACTGAATACGGCTTCGTGCTGTTCGGAGTTTAAGGATGAGTAGTCAGTCATTTTGCACCTCCAGTAGCTTGGAATCGTCATGAATATTGCCGATGACTTCAAAGGAATACTTTATGCCGTGTACGTTACTCTTGCCGTAAAAATTCATGGGGCAATCAAATTCCTTGTTCCATAAACAAAATTTCAAATGAGACTCGGCATATCGAACAACACCAACTTCTGAAAACTCCGTACTTTTGTTTGTGCGCCGAACAATATCACCCTCAAATATCAAATTCCCATTAGTATCATTTAATCCGATACATTGTCCGATTGTAGCGGGGTCAATGTCATCATAAGTTATGCGTGAAGGGTTAGCCGTATAGTCCGCTATAGACCAGCCACTCCGACTAGGCACTTTAGGAGTTTCTATCAAATGCCCGATTACCCACCCATCACCATAAGGCACTTTACTCATTCCATGCCTTTTCCCACGAAATAAATATCTGTCGTTCATTCCGCCTCCTCCAGCAGTTCTGGGTTATCGTGGATGTTTCCAATAACCTCGACATAAGAAGTGTTTTCGAGCGGCCATACGGTTTTTTCAGACTTGCACCACATGTTTTTGTGCCATATGACCTCATAAATACCCCTTCTGCTTGCGGCGTTTTGGATAATATCTCCTTCGAAAATAAGCCTGTCGTTTTTGTCCTTCATACCAGTGCTTTGTCCGATGGTGACAGGGTCTACTTCATACCGTGAATCTCCACATAAAATGTAGCCATTTACATGAGGTTGGGCAGAGTCAAGACCGCAGTAATAACCTTGCACCCATCCCTCATCACTCCATCGAATTCCTCGGAATAAATACCGCTCGGTCATGCTGCACCCCCATCCAAATTCCAAACATGCCAGTCGCTTCCAATACAAAGAGCGTCCACGGAATCAATACCCATCACTCCGCTAAGGATGATGTTATCGAAGGATGCCCCTGCAACTTCTAAACCCTTAAGCACTCGGTGTAAATTATCACTGTCCAAGGCTTCCATATTGTCTATAGCCAGCACTTTAAGCGGAGGGTTTAGCCGTTCCACGATGGTTGTCATAAAGGCAATAAGCAGAATCATCTGCTCACCTGTGGAAAGCGCATCAAAGTTACGGCGTTCTTCACGGTCATAATCCACATAACCGAACTGGAACACTTCCTTGCCTTTCTCGTCCTCGGTTTGAATATAGAAGATTCGTTCAACGCCCATTGCTCTTAACTTGCTATTTACAGATTCCTTCAGCGGTGCAATAGTGTCTTTGACAAATTCGCCTTGAAGTCCTTTGGGGCCGACAGCTTCGGTGATGCGCTTCCAAGCCTCGGTATGATAGCCAGCAATTGTGCCGTCAACCATGCTTGATTTAAGGTTGGCTAGGGCATTACGAACCTTGGTTTGTTCGTCAATGGTGATTTTTAAGGCTTTTATCTCGGTTTCAAGTTCCCCTATGCGTTTTTCCAATGCTTGTGTTGGCAACAGTGACCACTCCTCACCATCGGAAGGAAGCAGAGTTTGTAATTCTTCTTTTTGCGAAGCCAGCCACGCTGCCATTACACTGTCATCGTTTTCGGGCTTTTTTAAATCAGCTTCATACCCACGGATTGTCTGCATAACGTCCTCGTTTGAGCGGAGGGCTTTTATTTCCTCTTGCCGGAGCATATCAATCTTGGCTTGAGTTTCCTGTAAGGCACGTTTTTCATTTTCTAGGTTTGCGTTATTTGCAATGTCTTTTTCGCTTATGCCTCTCAAGTCGGCAGCGTAGCGTTGTACTTCGTGACCAAGTTCCATAATAAATTCTCTGAAATCGTAACCACACTGTATGCGTTCATTCAATGGACATGTTCCACTGTGATTTTTTAGACTGTTGACAAGTTTTTCACTTGCATCCTTTTGTGATTTTATGGGTTGATGTTGTTCGAGTAGAGTAATCCTCAAATTTTCAAAGGAAGCAATATTTTTGTTGATGCCTTCTAAACGCTTTGTTTCTTGGGATATTAGCGCACTATTATCCACCTGTACCAGTTCGCCTTTGTACTGGGCGATTAGTTCATTGATGGCAGCAGCATTCTTAGTCGTATCGCTTGTTTCGGCTTCAGCTATGGCTTTCTTCCGAGAAGTGATTCGTTGGTTATTTAGTTCACGTTGTTTATTTTCGCTTTTCACCCGTGTAAGTTCGTTGGAAGCCGTGAGCCGTTCTTCATTCAGCACTTCTTGTTTTGCACGGTTTGCGTCCAAATTACGGTCGGTCTGCTCTAAATCGTTTTTATATTCTGCGATTTTTTGAGAAGCCCCCTCGGACTTATCACGTTCTTTCTTCCAATGGGTTAGCTGGTTCTTAGCGAAATCCAACATGAATGCTAAAAATTCTTGATAAGATACGGCTTCACTTGCTTTCCAATTTTTCTGTGCCACTTTAACGCATTCATCAATATCAGCATAAAGCGTTTCTACCTCTTGAGGGTCTGCGTCATCAGTTAATGCCGCCATAGCACGAATGGCATCACGAATGATGTCTGGGCTATAAGTTCCACCATCGTTGACGATTGAGAATATAAATTCCCTCCGCTTCATGTCAGATAGCCCAAGAAACTCACTAAAGTCCAACATTACAGGGATTTTGCCGAGTTCTTTCTCAATTCGCTGTTCTTTCTGTGCAGCGGTTTTTTCATCGCCTTTGGGGGCAATGGTGACCGTCTGTGTAACAGTGCTGTCCTTGCGTGTGAATTTGCGGCTTACGCTGGTCGTGTTGTCTGTTTCTATTCCGACCTCCATCGTGTTGCCGCTTGCAAGTTTCATTGTTTCAGCAGATTGCTTGCCATTGCCGGGTATATAACCCAGCATTGCAAGAGCCAGTGATTGGGTACGTGTAGTTTTTCCTGCACCATTCGAGCCGATGATGATATCGCGCCCGGTTAGGGTTTGTGTGGCATCTGCACCTTTAATACCCTTCATTGTGATTTGTGTAATCACGGTTTTTCTCCTTTCGGTGATGGAGTTTGCCTGTCTATCCAAGCTGTCAAAAGGCGTAGCAGGATTCGAACCTGCACTCTCCACGCAACCATGTAAGCGATTAACCCTACACTCTACCCGTGGTGACTATCCGTAACGGTTATCAGCCGCTTTAATCGACACGCCATATACTAAACGTAGATTACTGTGCTTTTTTTGCCTCTACTTGGCACTTTCGACATAGGCCACGACCATAATTCTTGCTTGAAAAGCCCTGCTCGGCCTGAGTTATTGTTGAACTACAGTCTGCACATACCAAAGGCTCTCCGCTTCCTGTTGGTGGCGGAGTGTATCCATCTACAGTTGAACCCTTTTTAGCGTCAATAATCCGACTTGCTTCAGAGCGATATATATCCTCATAAGAACTAATATCACGTCCGCAAATGCCAGATAACTCAGCCATTGCGTCTGCTTCCGGCATACTTGCGAAAAATGTTTTTATGAAGCTGATTTGTTTTGACGATGGTTTTTCATATTGGCCGGTTGCGGCTCCAAAGTCCTCCATATCCTGTGTGAACATACGGCTTGCACCAGTAGCTTTTAACACAGCATCCACAAAAGCCCGTTTATTTGCCATTTTGATTAAAGTGTTCTGCAAGTCTGCTGGGTCTGGATTTTCAATTTGAATTTCCTTACCTTTGTCATCTTTAGCTTTGCGGTATCGGTGCTTTTTTTCATGATTGTTAGATGCGCCGACTCCGTATGCAATCTGCACACCGCTCTCAATGTGAATCAAGGGCATACCTATGGTGTAACTGAAAACACCTTTATCCCAATCCTCGCTCTTATCCAACACATCAGCCTTACCTTGTGCCAATTTAAATACTTTGCAGAGAAGTTCTGCACCGGGCTTTAATAAGGTAGGCTTATCTGTTCCGGGTATTCGGTCAAAGTCCTTGCCCAGTTCAAGCAAATCTTCAAATAATTGTGTAAGTGCATTTCGCACTTGGATGGCTTCATTAATCTGAGCCTGCATGTTGCGTGGCATTATGCTGTAACTGCTTTCAGCTACTGCGTTTTGATTGTCATAGCCCATACCTTTCTCCTTTCAAACATTGGTTGTGTTTGCAGTTAAACGCTTGCTGTGATAAACTTTATTTGCGGATAATCTCGGTAGATGATGACTGTAGATTAAACCGCTTCGGTGATGGAATGCCCCTTTCGAGGGGCGTTTCTAATTGTGGTGGTGAGCCACTGATGCATTACGCTTCTTGGCTACTATGTTTTTTTCCTTCTACAAGAAATGCATTTGACCAGAAGCCTTTAGTACCTTTTTTTGTTTCCTTGGCAATTAACATTTCCGCACTATAGTTGTCAAAATTGCCTAACTGCGTGATTTTGCGCATTCTGTGCCTTAAAATATGTTCAACGACTTCATCTATAGCAGAAATTGGGTAATAATACCGAGTAAATGTATCCTTGACCGTCCTTGGGGCTTCAATATCACTCCCTATATTGAACATATAGGAAAGGTGCTTTTTGCCCGTGTGGTCTGAGATACGGATACTGTTTGCCAAGCCATAATCAAACTTTAGATAGATGGAGGCAGTGCTGTAGGCGTTATAGCGTTGTAAAACTACTCCGGCCGCCAGAAGTCTTTTTTCGATTTCTGCAGCAACGTCCTTAATCTTCAATGTAAATCACCTCGCAATACAGGCTGGCATGAGGCGGTTATTTGAGATTGGACAATGGGCTTATAAGTTCAGCTATTTCATCTTCAGTCAATGGAGAAATGTCTCTGCCCTCGTCCAACTCAACCTCTTTAACAATAACGATGTCACCAACGATGGGGGAGTTGTTCCCTTGGTTTTCAAAGTTGTAAAGTTCGCTGCCGATTCTATTTAGGGGCTTCTGTTTCAATACGCCCTCTTCATCCACAATCATGCAATATGGGTGGTGCAGTCCTTTTGGACGCACAATCTCAATGTACCCGCCGACTACCTCTTGAAGGCTTTTGTACAGGGGTTCATTGAGGTCTATGATGTCAATCGTGTTGCATGTGGTAATTTTAATGCCTTTCATGGCTACCTCCTTGCGATTCCTTGCGCCCTCTGTTAAAATAAAGACAGAGGTCACCGTTTGTGTCTAAGCCGCTTCTCTCATTCCCCAATGACGGCGGCTTTTTTGTTGCTTACTTTCCGACTTCTGACAACCACTTTTGAATGTCCTCCTCTCTAATCGTGCCGCCTTCCATCGGCATATGGGCTATGAAATCCCACTTGAAACGCTGGTATAGTCCGTTCTCTTGTGCGGCCTCATGTCCAATCATGGCCGACAAAATATTGAGAGCCAGTTCAGCCGGTCCACTGCCGCCATACCCCCATTCAAAACCATTGGGGCTATGCCTTTCTACTGCATGAGGTATGTTTGCTGTAGCGTTGCCACTGGAATCTCGTTCAAGAATTACATCAAAGACACCAATGCCTTTGTTTGAATGCGAAGGTTCAGTCGTTTCTTTTTCGTTGGCGGTACTTTCCGGGTTAATGCCCAAATAACCGGCACATACCCTACCGATACGCATTCCCACCCAAGGTTCATTCTTTAATATCCGACCGCACCGATTGCATCTTGATACCACTGTGATTCCTCCTACCGTGCGCTACATTACTCCTGTACACCACATATTTGCTTTGCTACTCGCATTGCCTCTGGAGTGCGCAACCTTTGCCAAACTCCTATGCTTCGCGCCCACTTGAATCCACGGCTTTTTAACTTAGAGCGAATTTCTTCGCTCGGCTTTTCGTCAAAATTTATTTGAACTCTGCCGTCTGCTTCGTTGTCGATAATTACGCCGCCATCAAATGCAATGTCATCGGCAGCACCACGAACTTGAAGGTCTTGTAATTTTAGAAGCCGGATTTTTAGCCGTTTTATTTCAGCATTGTTATTGGTAAGTTTATAAGCTGGGTAAGGTGCTTGGTGGAATGAGTATCCACTTTTTATTCCACTATCCCAATGCTCCGCTGCGCTATCACTCAGACCGCTAAAACCCTTCATGGTTTTATTTTTGCGATAATAAGCATTGGCCTTTTTCATAGCGATATGCTCCGATGATAGTTTTTCAATTTTTTCTTTGAGTTTTTCTATGGCATTGGGGTCATCTGACATTATGCCGCCGGTTCCTATGCTGTGGATTTTGTCCAAAAGTCCTTGAATTTTTGTCCACTCTTCCATGTTCTTGTCTCTGGCGGCGTTCTGCTTTTCCTTTTTTCGAGTAGGGAAATTTGAACCTCCGGCAATCATTATGGAAGGAACACGGGCATCTATTTCGTAACCTTTGTTCAAGTTAGCGGCCATCTTCCGGCAATAAGTATCCAGCAGGGAATCTATTTTTTCATGGTACATAGAATCGACACTGCTTTTTTGTGCCTCTGCAATCTCTGTTGCTTTGGCTACTATCCGTTGATATTCAGCCGTTGCACTTCCTTCCTTATAATCATTAAAGCTATTTGCTTCTTTGGCTCTCCGTGCGGCGGCTTCGCTTATCTCATACGGCATGACATTTTCATCTCCATTCCATTCTTCAGTGAAGGGCTTCCTGCTCCCTATTCCATACCTTTAGTTGCCGAAGGAGCACACTTGCTAAATGCGTCATTTCAATTTGGGTAAGCAGAACCGACTGCCCATTTCTTGCCAGGGTTACTTCTGCCGTACGCTCCTTATCGTTAGGCTCGAAGAATAAAACATAAGGGTTTTCAGCTTCTTGCCCCAAGCTGGGGGTTTCTTCTGTTTGACTCATAAAGCTATGCCCTCCTATTTTTTGTAATTAGGGCAACTCGCCCAGTGCGGCACATATCCGTGACCATCTTCTTTGCCGTCACCTTTGTACTCGCAAGAGAACACCTCACCTTGGGCAGTAACTATTCTTTTACTGCCCTTTGGCTTCAGCCAGTATGGGCGAGAATCTCCATCAACCGGCATTTTCTTACCATTGGTGGTTGTTAGCCATCGGATAGGCGCATTACAGAACTTGCATTTTACAATCAATGTTGCTCTCCTTTCTTCCCCTCATCTACCCATGGTATAATTTGAGAGAAAGGGGGTGATATTGTGGCTGATTTACCCATATCGGGAGACCAATATTTTGCTGACTTCGCATTTGACCAGCGATGTTACGATGTCGAGCGAAATGGCAAGATCGTGGTAGCGTTAAATGGGTTACCCAATGAAGAAGATGGAGAAACTTACATCCATTTTCCTTTGGGTAGCGATATAACAATTGGTGATGTACTGCACTCAGACGGCGAATCTTTGACAGTTACGAAAATTGACACCGACTGTTATAACGAAGAACCAGAACTTATCAAGGCATATTTTTGAGTTCTGTGCCTGCTTCAAGATAAAATTTACGGCTCAGTTCTGCCCATTTGCTTAAAATTTCCTCGACATCATCAGCGTTATAGCTTCTTAGCGTTGCACATATTTCAAAAGTCATTATTGTGCCGCCAGTAAAAGTTGTATTGTAATTACGCTTTGCAACTACAGCCCCTTCGGGGGCTTTTTCTGTTGCCTCACCCATTTGTGCCACCATCTTTATCCGCTGGAATTTGATACTGTGGCTCCACATCAGCGTTTTCGCCTTGGCTTAAAATTAGGGCAAGGCTTGTTTTGACCTCTTCAATTACAGATGTGGCGGCTACTGAGGTCTCAAATTTTCCGTAAGGTACGCCGTTTACATATATTCCGTACTCGCTTACGCCTCCTTCTGAAAACGAGGGCGTAGGTATCACCTGCATAATACTGTTTACCCCTAAAACCCCTGTTGATAGCCCATCTTGGCTAGTTAAAATAAACATGTGATTTCCTCCTTTTATGCTTGGCTTGTAGCCATTGCTTTTTTATTAAGTACATTCTTTGCCGTTCCACCAGTTAGCCCTTCAACATAGGCAACAACGTGAGGAAATATAGTTCTTGCAATTCCGTCAATCTTTTCTTGCGGAACTGCATTTAAGCTAAATGGTGGTTCACACCCGCAAAAGCCCCTGTTGTCTGCGGGTTCATTACATATAGGGCAGATTTCATAATGCCATGCCATGGTTATGCCTCCTTTTTCCTTAAAGAATCCATTGTTACCCCCAGCTTATCTGCCAAGCGACCGAGAACTTCCATGCTCGGTTGTTTTCGTCCAGCTTCATAGTGGTTTATCATTGACTGCGAAACGCCTACGGCATCACCAAGCTGGGTACCGGTTAAGCCAGCAGTTTCACGGAGAGACTTAAGTTTTAAACCGTTTAGCATCAGACCACCTTCCTAAAGAAATTCTGTTTTTTTGCAATAAAAAATTACATATGGGGTAGATTTTATAATGCCATGCAATGGTTATGCCTCATTTTGCTCATCAGATGAACTTGCGACATTTTCAACGGAACTATAATCCTTCCCATCTATGAGAAAAATGCGAGCAAGCTTGTCAATTTCTAGGTACTTTCGACCTTCAATACTAATTTGCATATAGATGGTCTCGTACTCAACACTAGGCTTACCCTGTTCACCAACGCAGATTTTGCCAAGCACCACATTTTTGGGTATGCAGCGCATAACTATCTTCACGACTTCGGCTTGGAACTCGCCGCTTTCTTCATCGTAAAGCTGAACAGCACCGCGAAATTCAAAATGGTAAATTTGTGGGGCTGAAAAGAGTAAACACCTACCACCAACTAGCGAGTTCCAGTTTATAGTAGTTATTAGCGGTTGTAGCATCCAATCCGCAATTGACACATCCATAAAGCCCCTTGAGGTGAGATATGCACTTGTTGCATAACTTAAATCAGGCAACTCTATACGTTCGACACCTTTTACTTCATTGCCATCGTGGTAACAAATAAACCCAATAAATGCATCCGCATTAGAGCGTACCTCTATTGGCAATTTATCAAGCCAACGGTGGATAAATTTAAGAGTGCCGTTTTTCGTCTTGCATCTTCTGGGATTAGATTCTAGCCAACGCTTTATACTGTAGAGTTCGTCTATTACGCTAACATGTGGATGCAGTGCAATCAGTTTTCTTACATCTTCCTTGGTAATCAGAAGTTCACCGTCTCGTATTAACGGAAGGCGAATAACTTTATTCTGATTAGACACAGCAAGCACTCCTTTCTATGCCTCCTTTTTTCTAACTAAATCATCCAGTGTTGTGTCGAAAAATTCCGCAATCCGCACAAGCACCTCAACACTTGGAGTTTTGAATTCCCTCTCCATGTTTGCAATCATTGATTGGTGCAAGCCTACGGCATCGCCAAGCTGAGTTGTAGTCATGCCAGCGGCTTCACGCAGGGCTTTCAGCCTTTTGCCGTTTACCATCAGACGGACTCCTCTCGAATTCTGTATTTTTTCATCAAATTATTACCTTGGTAATTGACACATTGCCCGCAAGAGGGGTATAATTTCATTGTCCTGATGAAACTAAGCCCTTTGCAAAAGCAAGGGGGCGGCTTTTTGTTGCCGTTTTGTATTACCGTGGAAATAGTATAGTCCGAATATCCGCACCTATCAATAGGCAGGTGCGATATTTAGGACTTAAATCTGTTTTTGCAGTATAAGTGCGTCTAGGAAGGTGATTATGTGTTTTTTGAACGACTTGAAAAATTGTCTGCTGAACGAAGTACAACAGTCACAGCAGTTGTGCGTGACTTAGGTTATAGCAAGGGAAGTATGTCTCATTGGAAAAAAGGGAGTTGCCCCAGCGGTGATATTGTTGTGCGTTTTGCAGATTATTTTAGTGTTACAACTGACTACTTGTTGACAGGAAAAGAGTCTCTAGCTCGTCTCAATCAGAACAAGGGAGATGAGAGCGTTGCAATGGACAAGGTTTTAGCCAGAGTGGCACTTCAAGCTGTCTTCCTATGTCCTGACGTTTATGAACCACATCACCTTGGGCCAGTTGACGCTAATTTGATTAGTGGGATTGCACCTTATATGGGCATGTGGGAAAAAGCTGTGCCTGTTATTTCAAAAAAATCTAAGGGGATTATTCCAGTTAATCGCATAGAAGGATTTCTTGAAATTGCTCATGCAAACACCAGCCTCCCCGATGACATGTACCCATCTCATCGTGAGTTTTTGGTTCTGCGTCAAATGGCTATAAGGATGGATAGCAGGCAAAACAAAATAATGGATGATTTTCTTTTTCACTTGGATATTCAAAAAAGCGACGGCGATAAAATCGCCGCCGCCTTAAGGGAAATAGGTAAGGATGTAACTAACTTAGGCTGACATAACCTTATCGTAGAATAGAGCCACTATTTCATGCTCCTCAAGGTGGGGATATCTTTGCCTAAGATTGCCTATGCGACTTTCCAACTTCACCAGCAAATGCACCTGATGAAGAATTGGTTGTGCCGCTTCAAAGCTACCATGATCAGCAAGAATTCTATCGGCCAACGGTTTATACGGGTCATTGCTTACTTGCTTTGGCAAGCCACTGACGGGGTTAAGGGTTATCGCCATATACAGTTCGTAAATAGCTTCAGGGGTTTCGTACCTTATATACTGTTTTGCGTTCATGATATCCGCTCCTCATTCTAATCATAAGTCGAGTTTTCGACTGGGTCAATGTACAGCCGCAAAAAAACGGGGTATCTAAGGTTTAGTGCCGAAAGGTAGCACCAACATTATCCAAGCTGGCTTGTCGGCTTTCAATATAAAACGGTTGTTTTTAACAACCATATGCAACAGCCTTCCATAAATCAGATATAGAGTTAATCCTCAATCATCTGTTTATGGAGGAATGCACATGGCATCAAAAGGCTTTACCATACGCATTGAAGAAGAAATGCTAAAGAGAATTAACTATGTCGCTGACTATGAGGGGCGTTCTGTCAACAGCCATGTTCTAGCATTGATTAGAACAGATATAGCTCGGTTTGTAGCGGAACACGGAGAAATCAGCGGCACTATAAGGCCAGAAGAAAATATAAAGCCTGCTCGAAAATAATAATGCCTTGGCGGGAATTGCGCTGTCAATAATGTAAAATACTGGCATGTTCGGACGAGCCAATTTTAACAACCAGTAATTACCATATCAAGTTGACGTGATACGTTGTATCTATTTTCGATACATGGTATCAAAAATAGATACACGGGAGGGCTTAAGAATTGCTACTTGTGTAGTACCCCTCTGTAAGCAGTTATATCATTTTCTATGCCCATATTTGTTTCGATTCTTCATATGTAGCGTATACTATAAGCAAGAAAGAAGCTGCATATCATGGATAAAGAATTGATCTTAAAAATGAAGGAATTAATCCGTGTTGCCAGACAGCAAAATAAAGTTTTACCTGTGGCTACGGCATTCGAGACGTATCCCGTTGAGGATGAAGATCATAACGGAAAAATAGAATATTGGGAAAGTAAGAAAAGGAGATGATTTTATGGCAACGACAACATTTGAAAAAACTATTTACCTCGACCAAACCGCCGCAGAACGGTTAGCAGATATCCTTGAACAGCCTGCCCAACCACGCCCAAACCTTGGCGAAGATTTCTGGAAATATAACGAGAGGAAAGTAAAAGAATGGTTATCCCGACTGGGATAGTATTATCTTCTGTTTCATTGTCTCTCGAATTGCGTATACTAATAAAAAGGGGATGGTTTAATGGCAACATCAACATTTTATGACAAGATTGTAATTGAAAAAGAAGCGGCTCAAATCCTTGTTGACGGTCTGAAAGGGCCGAAACATCCGCGCCCGGTTGTGCAAAAGGAATGTCCAGAACGGAGGGAAGCACTATTAAAACAATTTCTTACAAACTCGAAGAAATCGTTACAGACGCAGACCGTCAATTAATGTTCTGGGATGCTGCGAAACATTTCTCTTGCAGGGATAAGAACGTGGAGGGCTTTCTACAAGACAAAGCCCTTGAATTTGACAAGAGAAATGTTTCACGTACATATCTGTACGTTGACGAGGTTGCATTTGCTAGTGGTGCGATTGTAATAGCGGCTTATTATACAATTGCGCTTAAAACACTTTCATTCACCCCCGCCGTGTCCAAAAGAATGATTAAGGATATTGACGGATTCTCAAAAGATGCTGAATCAGTAAGTGCCGTCCTAATCGGTCAACTTGGTAAGGATGCTGTGCATGGTGCAGAGTTGCGTGGGTCAGATATTCTTTCATCTGCTGTAGATTCAGCTTATGAAATACGCTCCATTGCTGGATGCCGCATAGTTTTCCTTGAATGTGAATCCAACGAAAAGCTACTTGCATTCTACAAAGCTAATGGATTTGTCTATTTGCAAACCAACCCCAACTCTGGGCTAACACAAATGGTGCGATTTTTATAATTCTTGGCATATTTGATAACCAAAAGGGGGATATCAGTGGAAAAAGCAGTAATATATGCAAGGTACTCCCCTGGCCCCAACCAACGTGAGGAATCAATAGAGGGGCAGGTTCGGGAGTGTACCGAATTTGCAGAAAAGAAAGGCATTACGATAGTAGGTGTTTACGCAGACCGAGCCGTGAGCGGCAAATCCGATAACCGTACAGAGTTCCAGCGTATGCTAAAGGACACAGACCAGAAGCTATTCGACAGCATAATAGTCTGGAAAATAGACCGATTTGGACGCAACCGGGAAGAAATAGCTGTAAATAAAATCCGTTGCCGTAAAAACGGTGTGCAAGTTCTTTACGCAAAGGAACATATACCCGAAGGCCCCGCAGGGATTCTCATGGAATCTTTGCTTGAGGGATTAGCAGAATATTATTCGGCAGAACTGTCCGAGAAAATTTTGAGGGGATTGACTGATAATGCACTTAAAGGCAAAACTACCCATGGTAATCCCGGTATAGGATATAAAATAGACGAAGAGAAAAAAATCGCAATTAATGAATTAGAAGCCCCAATTGTAAGACTTGTCTTTTCCATGTTTGCCGAGGGTTCCAAATATGTAGAGATTGTAAATAAGCTGAATGAAATGGGATACAAAACCAAAACGGGTGGGGCATTCAACAAGAATAGCATTCAGCGGATTTTGAAAAATGAAAGATACATCGGAAAATATACTTGGAATGGCATTGAAGTCGGAGTACCGGCCATCATCAGCCAAGATGTTTTCATAAGATGTCAAGATAAAATGGCTAGAGTTAAGAATGTTTCGGGAAGGGGCAAGGCCACGGTGAATTATGTACTTACAGGGAAGCTGTTTTGCGGTCACTGCCAAGTCAACATGAATGGTGAATCTGGCACAAGTAGACAGGGCAATTTATTTCACTATTACAAGTGTGCTACAAGGAAATTAAAAAAAGCCTGTAAAAAGGCTACGGTAAAAAAGGGCTGGGTAGAGCAACTTGTAGCCGAAACCGTGTACAACGAAGTGCTTACCAAGAACGATATAATAGAAAGCATTGCCGACGCAGTTATGAAAATACAGCGTGGTAATCACGATGGCAGTCTGCTTGCTTCACTTGAGTCTCAATATGAAGATGTGCTTCGAGCCATCAAGAACTTATTGAAGCTGGTAGAACAGGGTACAATAACCGCTTCAACCAGTGAGCGACTGTCAGAGTTGGAGGAGTCCAGAGAAGATTTATCCGGGCGTATTGTTGTGGAGAAACTTCTAAAAACCGAAATCACCAAGGAGCATGTTATTGATTGGCTTGGTCAACTTAAAGACATGGACATAACCAAAGAGGAAAGTCAGCAGAAAATAATAGATACCTTTGTCCATAGCGTTTTCTTGTTCGATGATAAAATTATCATTACTGGGAATTATACTGATGACAAAGGTAACCGCAGGTCAATTACCCTGGAGGATATCGGTCTTGACGAGGGTTCAGATAAAGGGGATAATACTACTAACAGCGAGGTTTCGGGGGCTGGCTCTGGGTTCGGATATGCTCCCGCAACCTCCGTTTAGTATGCTGTTAAGGATTGGGTCTGCAAGATGACTCAATCCTTTTGTTTTTGATGTGATTTATAAATTGGGAAATTATGGGTTATATGTTTAATTACCTTCACTTAATTTCAATTAGATGCGTTTAGGTATCGGTATTGCGCTGTCACCACGGACGGCACGGGTTAAATTGATGGGATTGGGTATGTTTTTAGGGTTGCTTAGTCGGCTGATGTCGGGGTTGGAGGTTATATTATTTTTGAAAGTGTGATACAATCTATTTGCATAGCTGTTAGCGACAGTCCTCATTGTGGTGTAAAGTTGTGGGAATAACCACATTTGAAATAAGGAGGTTCTGAATGAATAAGTTAGTGAATTTTCGGGATTTAGGTGGCTACGAAACCATCAACGGCAAAAAAATTCGCATGAAACGATTACTGCGGTCAGTTCCTGTAGATGGTTTATTTGATGCCGATATTGATTTCCTTAAAAAATATTGTATCAAACTTGTTGTCGATTTTCGGTCTGCTGAGGAAATCAAGTATCCCCATGATGTTAATGTTTTGGGTAATCGCTATGAGCAAATAGATATTGCAGGAAATTATTTCCAAGAACATGGTGGGTATTATGATATGCTGAAAAACCTTGACTTAGAAGGCGTTAAACGGTTTATGCATGATGGCTACCGAGATGGTCTTGTTGATAATCTTTCAGCAAAACAGGGTTATTCTAAATTCTTAAAATTGTGTGCAAGTATTGAGGATGGCGCAACACTTTTTCATTGTACATTTGGTAAAGATAGGACAGGTTTTGCCGCCGCTCTAATCCTCAAAATATTGGGCGTTTCTGATGATGACATTTTTTGCGATTATCTCAAATCTATTGAGGGCATTGCTGGTGAAATACCAAGAAAAGTGGAAGAATATCAACGTAAAGGAATTTGCGAGGAAAAAACGTTAGTTGTCTGTGGCTTGAAACGTGAGTATTTGGATTCTGCCTTTGAAAGCATTAATCAAAAATATAACAGCGTTGAGAACTACATAACAAAAGAACTAGGGGTAACTCAAGAGGATATTGCTAAGATTAGAGGGTTATATGTAGAATAA